AAACAACGAAGCAGAAGAAAACCGATTGCTGGCAGGATGTCGAGCAGACATTGTCCGCTGGCGTTAACCGACTGGTTCTTTACGGGCCTCCTGGAACTGGCAAGACCTACGCTGGTCTGACGATGGCGACCAAGGATCGTCCGACCTTCCGTCTGATCTGTACCCCCGATATGACCAACGCCGATGTCACGGGGGCTTGGATGCCCAACGAGAAGGGAACCTTCTCTTGGCACGAGGGTCAAGCGGTCAAGGCTTGGCGGACTGGCGGTCGTCTCATCGTTGACGAGATCGACAAGGCGGGGGGCGATGTGTTCGCCACCTTGCTGGCGATGACCGACAGCCCCGAGTCTTGCAAGTGGGAGAACCCGCAGACTGGCAAGGTCGAGACTCCCCAAGAGGGCTTCAGCGTGGTGATGACCACCAATCTGGAGAACCTTGAGGATCTGCCCGAGGCCATCCGTTCCCGCTTCCCGATCCGTATCCGCATCAACAAGCCCCACCACACGGCACTCGAACGCTTGTCCCCCGATCTTCGGGACTACGCCGAGCGTTCCGCTGACTTGGGTGAACGGCGTATCGATCTGCGAACCTTCTTCGCCTACGACAGCCTACGCAAGTCTGTCGGTGCGGAGCGTGCGGCTCACTTGATCTTTGGCGACAAGGCCAAGGACTTCTTGACCGCCATCAAGATCGATCAGATCAACGGATCCAAGCTCGCCGAGAAGTCCGAATAAGTTAAGCAACCCTCAACCTTCAATGAAAGGAGGTAGCTGATGCAGACCGCAATACTACCAGAGTTCATACGACAAGCTGGCAACCGCCGTGGTGTCAATGAGGCTTGGGACATCATCCGATCCTCAATGGATCGTGGCAGTCCCAAGACTTGCATTGAAGCACGACGGCTGATGGTTCCCTTCAACGAGGAGGCACGAGCCGAAGTCATCCGAGCCCACGAGATGATGCACATTCGATTGAGTCCGCCAAGTCTTGAGCCTTGGCTCAAGCGTGGCGTTGCCACCGAGCAAGCCTTGATGCTGGCCGAGGAATGTCGGATCAATCGGGTGCTTCAGAATGAAGGCTTCAACCCGAGTGAACATCTCTACGACGAGACCGACGAGATCAACGCTTACCGCTATGCCAAGGCCAAGGACTTGGCTGGTGTCATCCGTGTGGTGGCGGCAACCCACGGAACCAAGACACAGGAGGCGGTGCTTAAGCAGATCGAGAAGGCTGGTCTTGAGAATGGAGATTTGGAAACCATCCAAGGGGCTACGGATTTGTCCAATACGATCAACGAGTTGCTCGACAATTATAAGTATAATCTGACGAGCGACCGCCCGATTGGTCGCAAGACCAAGGTGCCACTTACCCATGGCTTCCTTGTGACCGAGAAAATCGCCACCGTGCTGGACAAGTATATGGAGATTGCCGAGATGACCAAACGCATCCCGCAACTCAAGCCATCCAGAAAGGTGCAGGATTCCAGAGCCGAATGCACGGCCAAGTTCGGTGACTTGGTTGACGGCAAAGCATCCCTCAATCGAATGCACAACGGCAACCTTGGCAAGGTTCGCATCGCCTCGGATGTCGGTCGCACTCCCCGCCGTATCGGTCGGTTGCTTACCGATCCGTATCGTCGGGTGTTCGATCGTGTCAAACGCAAGTCGGGCGGCGTCGTCTTGATTGATTGGTCTGGCTCGATGAGTCTTGAACCCAAGGATATCTTGACGATACTTCAGCACGCTCCAGGAGCCACAATTGCGGCTTACGCCCACAAGGATGGGAGCCAAGGCGTTCCCAACTTCTGGGTGCTGGCCAAGGACGGCAAGATGGTCAGCCAGTTGCCGACCAAGCACGGCTGTGGCAACGGCGTTGACGGACCAGCCCTACGCTGGGCGTTGAAGGCCAGACGATTCCAGAACGAGATGGTGCTTTGGGTTTGCGACGGATCCGTCACCGATGGGGCTGACGATTGCTTCTATACCCATCTGGCGGCCGAGGCCAAAGCATTGGTCACGACTGGCAGAGTTGTGATGCAGAAATGTATGGAAGATGCGGTCGACTTCCTTAAGAAGTTGGCCAACGGACAGGTGTCCCCGACAGGCCCGACCTATGTCGGCGAGCTACGCCGAAGCTACTAAACCTAGGATCACTTATCAAAACCTTTGAAGTTAGCGATCCAGACAGCGGTGTTCGGTGGATTGTGGAAGCAGACGCCATCGAAGATGTGAAGAAGTGGATGGTGTCTCAACTCCCACATTCCGAACGATACCAAATCAAGGAGGTTCATAATGGATAACCCATATCAAACGGAGGAAACACTATGCGAAGCATAACCAAGATACGAAACAAACTGAAAGGCTTGGAGCTTGAGGTGGCCAGAGCCATCGCAGTCTCCCCGAAAGACGAGGATCTTTACGGACAAATGCTTGACCATATCAAAACATGCGAACAGCTTTTGCTGGTCGCCAAGGAGTCATCCATATGATTACTGGAATCTTAATTGATCCCAAAGCCAAGTCGTTCACCGAGGTCAAATCGGAAGGACGCTTTGGCATTGAGGAAATCTACGAACTGACGGGATGTCGGTGCGTCTCAACCTTCAACCTTCCAAACTACGATGTCGCCTTTATCGACGACGAGGGATTGCTGAAGGGTGAGGAACACCTTGAGAATGTCGGTTGCTATCGGCTCAAGTGGGCTGGCCAAACCCATCTGGTTGGCAAGACCTTGATCGTGGGAACCGATGACGAAGGCGAGACGACCTCGTGCAAGTCCACCATCGAAGAACTGGAGAAGCAGATCGAGTGGGTCAAGCCACCGACTGACGAGGAGATGGACGAACTTCTCCAGATCAAAGTCTTCCCGCTTGATCGTGACGAGATGCGAGGCCACACCTACGCCGAAGACATCCAAGACAGCAACCCGATGCGGGACGCTTAACCAATGGACGAAAGACAATTCACCATCCTAACGGAGACAATCCGTGAAGGCCTGGAAAACCTAGCCAAAGAAGTCGAGAAGATACGACTCGTTATGGAGGATCAAGTATGATCCAAGACATCAAACAAGAATCGGATATCCAAAGTTTCTTTCATTGCCGAGAGTGCCTTAAGGAATTACCCGACGGGGAAAGTCCACGATCCTACGCCAGCCTTGAGGTTGGGTGGACACCCAAGGGCATCCAAGTCTGGTGCAAACGGCACGAGTTAAATGTCATCAACCTAGATTTCCGAGGCCAGAAAGTGAGCCCGTTATGAGATACAAGATCCAAAGCGAATCAACCTTCGGATGGGGCGACATCAAGGAAAGTGTGGACGGCCTTGGCAAATACAAGGACTGCCACTACGAGACGAAAGAACTTGCCGATGAGGAATGTTCGGAGTTGAATGAAAAACTCGGGGGAGGATTTCGGGTGGTTCCAATAACCACACGATCCGACTTCGACTTCTATTGAAAGGAGACACCTATGCCACGATACATTGTTGAATTGCACAAGACCACACGATCCACCGCAGAGGTTGAGATCGAAGCAGAGTCGGAAGACCTTGCCAAGTCGGAGGCCTATGCCCTCTGGTTGCAGGACTTCGACGACAACCGAGTCGAGTGGGATGTGATGGAAGAAGATTGCGTAGTCGGAGACTGCGAAGAAGCGAAACTGGAAGACTAAAACAGAAAGGATACTACTATGAAGAAACCAAAAATATTGAAACTAAAACCGCTTAACAAATACAAAAACCTAAAGGAAAGCGAACGCAAACTTGTAGCCGAGGAGTTACTTAAATCCATTCGTGGAAAGCTCGTCCTTGGTCAAGCCTGTGCCATCGCTTACGGCAAGTTGCGGGAGACGGAACCCAGCAACGCCGAGGACATTGCACTACTTGGTGAGCAATACTTCGGGATGTTTTACGCCATTGCATTGTCCACCCTCCGCATCACTGATGGCCGAAACGGAGTGGCCAAATAATGTCTGCCGTAAAGGACGATCCATACCTAAAAGAATACCTCAAACTCCGTGGCAAAGTCCTTGTGGATGTAGTCAAGGATGAGGAAGGCGTTGATGGAGAACCACTCTACGGCCTAGTCTTCAAGTCTGGGATCAAGGATCGCAAGCCGTCGGTGGCTTGGGTCTACCGAGATGAAGAGGGCAATGGTGCTGGGTTTCTCAACATCATCGATGTCGACCTAGACGCCAAGTGATTGATGGGGCATAGAGTCGGAAGATGATTCCGAACTGGAATTCCTCCAGGTTTAACACCCATCAAGTTTTACGACAATGAAACTAGAACCACATCAAGAAGATAGGTTGGTCTACGCTATGGCCACATTCGTCAAGGCGGTCAGAAACCTCGTCACTAAAAACACCAATGGTCAACTCGACGAGATAACCGCCAGCGATCTCAAGCTGTGGGCAGACCAACTCTTGCGTGAACTTAACCATTATAGGATGAGCAAATGACAATCGAACTAGATAGTTACGAAGCCAGCTTCGAACACGAGGGCAAGAACTACGAGGTCACTGGGTCAGTGACCCACGAGACCCATACCGAAGATGTCGGTATCGGGAGCTACGAATACTGGGGACACACGGAAACTGACAAACAACTTGTCGAGATCAGCGAGTATGTGGATGCAGAATTCCACAACCTGCAGGTCTTTGAGAAGGGGTCGGAACATCCAGTGCTTGAGCCGTCAGCCGAACTGACGGAAGCCGCCGAGCTTGCCCTCTTTGGTGCAACCTATGAATATGCGGAACAAGTAGCCGCAGAAGGGAAACTACTATGATGTCACCAGAAACCAAACGGCTCGTCGAACAATCGGCTGTGCCGTTGATCTCCAGCCAAATCGAAACCTTACGAGAGTCACTCCGCCATCTTGAGCAGACTGTCTTTAAGATGGAGCGTGATCTCCAAGGCTACGCCAAGGCCACCACGGCCTTGACCGAGGAACTTAACCAAGCCCTCAAGATCCGAACGCATCGGACTTCCTATGTCAACGAGCGTGGCCAGCAAGCTTACTTTAGGGATCCGATCAGCGTAGCTGGTCGGTGGGGGGAGTGGAAGAAACTCCTTGAGGAAGGCACACCGACGGCGGTTGTCGCCAGACAATGGGGTGTCGACAGACGCTCCGTTCAATACGCAAGAAAGCAGAACTTCAAACCAGCACTAATTAAAAACCAACGGAGGAAAAAATGAGCATACTCAACAAAGCCAGATTCAAGAGAACCGCACTGGACATCGCCAGCAAACGGCATCACAAGTTCACGAGAGTTGGCAAGGAGTTTATCAGCCTTGCCGAACACGCCTTGGTCGGATGGATGATGAACTACATCAACCAGCTTCCGAGCAAAGGCAAGACCATCAAATGACGGAACTCCTCAAGCTCAACCGAGGCAATGCCAAGCTGGGCAAGGGAATCTACACATTCAATTTGCCAGCTGGCTACTCCTGCCCTGGAGCTAGGGAATGTCTATCCCGTGCTGGCCGAGCCAGCGGAACAATTCAGGACGGGCTTGAAACCAAGTTCCGTTGTTTCTCCGCATCGGATGAGGCAAGGCTCCCAAATGTTCGGGCTCAACGCTGGCACAACTTTGACTTGCTGAAGCACAAATCCACCTCGCAAATGGTGGAGTTGATCCAAGCAAGTCTGCCTAAGAAAGCCAAGATCATACGCATTCATGTGTCTGGCGATTTCTTCAACCCTCAATACTTCGACGCTTGGCTGGAGGTTGCCAAGAACAACCCAACCATAATCTTCTACGCTTACACCAAGAGCCTTCATCTCTGGGTCGGGCGTAAGGATGACATCCCAAGCAACCTTAAACTCAACGCCAGCCGTGGCGGTATTCACGACTGGATGATCGACACCTATGGACTTAAGTCTGCGGAAGTTGTTTTCTCTGAGGAAGATGCAGATACCAAGGGTCTTCCTATAGACCACGATGACACGCACGCTTATCAGTCCGACGAGTCTTTTGCCTTGCTGATTCACGGAACCCAGCCAGCTGGGAGTGAGGCTTCGAAAGCCTTGCAAGCCTTGAAGAAGAAAGGCTGGACGGGCTACAGCAAAAAATCTAATAGTAGAAAGGAAACCAATGAGACGATTCTTCATTCACTATAACAAGCAAGCCAGCCGAAAGGCGGGACGCAATGTCCTAACCCTCCACTGGAAAAACGCTTGTCATATGATCAACCACTTCGCCAGTGAAGGGATCAACCTGGAATCCCACGAGAACAAACGGCAACCACGCTGTGTGTTTCGTGGGTTTGCCAAGCATGTGTTCTTTCACAATGATTCGGTGCGTGGCCGTATCGCCACGATATCGGCGTGAAGTATCTATCCGTTTGCTCTGGCATCGAAGCCGCCTCAGTGGCGTGGGAGTCACTGGGTTGGACGCCGATCGCCTTTTCAGAAATCGAACCATTCCCAGCCTCGGTGCTGAAACATCGGTGGCCGATGGTTCCCAACCTAGGAGATATGACCAAGTATGAAAGCTGGAAACTCAGCGACACAATTGACCTTATTTGCGGAGGAACACCGTGCCAAGCCTTCAGCGTGGCAGGTGTCCGAAAGGGACTCGACGACCCAAGAGGCGGACTCACCCTCACCTTCGTCAGAATGTGCGACCACTTCAACCCCAAGTGGATCGTCTGGGAAAATGTCCCAGGCGTCCTCAGTTCCAAAGACAACGCCTTCGGTTGCTTTCTGGGAGCGTTGTCGGGAGAAGGCTGTGAACTCAAACCGACAGGGGACAAGTGGACAGACGCTGGTTGTGTGTATGGCCCCAAAAGGACAATCGCTTGGCGGTGCCTCGATGCCCAATATTTCGGCTTGGCCCAACGACGCAAGCGTGTGTTCGTTGTCGCATGTCCTCGAGACCAAGGAGATCCCACAGAGATTCTACTTGAGTTCGAAGGCCTGCGCAGGGATCTTGCGCCGAGCCGAGGTTCGGGGCAAGACACTTCCGCCGATGTTGCGGGATGCCTTAGAAGCGGTGGTGAAAGCGGAGTCCCCAGCAGTCGGGGAGAACACATAGTCCCAAGCTATTGGAACGACCCAGCAAGTCCTTGTGACACTTTGCTGGCAAGGGATTACAAAGGCATCGGCAACCAAGATCTGACCACTGGCCGAACCTTGGTCAAGGCTGTTGTCCCCATCCACGATCAAGCCACCCGCCACGCTGGTAAGCGTGGGGATAAGCAAGACGGCAAGGGCAACGGACTTGGGGTTGGCAAGGAAGGAGACCCTTGTCCGACACTCACCAAGGGCGACAAGCACGCCGTCCTTTATGAGAACCATCCCAATGACAGCCGAGTGACTGGCCCGCTGGATGTGGCTCCCAGTTGCGTGTCCCGCTATGGGACTGGCGGTGGGAATGTCCCACTGGTGCAGGAGAAACTCGTCGGGCAAGTGGATTGGCGAACAGCCCATAGCGACAACGGGGAGGTATCGCAAACCTTGAAGACAGATCTTGCCCATCAAAGCGGACCTTGTCTTGCGGTCGATGCCTATAACCAGTCGACCAGTGATATCAGTCAGTCAATCTCTTCATCCGCATCAGACATCAACCACACTGGAGGTGTGCTTGATTCGAGAGTTCGTTCGGCGGTTCGTCGGTTATTGCCTATGGAATGTGAAAGACTCCAGGGCTTTCCCGATGACCACACGCTGATCCCCTGGAGGGGGAAGCCAGCAAGCGAGTGTCCCGATGGTCCACGCTACAAGGCACTTGGCAATTCAATGGCCGTGCCGTGTATGCGGTGGATCGGAACTCGGATACATAACTATACAAAGAAGGAGGTTAGTTGAATGAGTACCCTAGTTATTGGCAGGGTTCCAGACAAAGAGAACGAGTATCGTGTTTACCAAAATACAACACCAGAAAAAGCCAAGGAAAAATTCATAGTCGAGATGATGTATGAATGGGGCGAGGGTTGTGACAAAGACAATGTTATCTTTGAAGTTGTCGCAACTTCCAAGTCCCCGATAGATATCGATACTTGGCAGGATTGAAAGGAGAAATTATTATGTGGATCGCAACCACGATTGGATTCTATTCGATTGTTCAGAAGGAACACCACGATGATCCCGAAGGCCAGAAGCTATTCGTGATCCGTGCCAGAACCCGAGGCGACATCGACAGACTAGCCAAGGAAATCAAAAACAAACTCAACAAGGAAATCGTCATACATGAATATGAGAAGTCGGACTATCAGTTCCGCATCTACCTTGAGACCAAGGAAGATCTTGCGGCAACGCTTGCAACGCTTGCAGAGAAGGTCACCTACCCAAATTTCAAGGATGAAATTGCAGAGATACCTCACCAGCAAGACAAAGCCCCAGCCTATGCCAACCTTTGGTTAAAGCTGTTTATGCTTACACACAAAGACCTATTCGATGAACAACCCTCAGAAGCCTAACCTATCCAGCAAACTCCTTCGGTATGGCTACTGGAGTTGGGCGGCTGATGAACCAGCCACCCATACTTGTGAACACAACCACGAGGAGTGTGCCGTGGAGAAGGATGGCGTCTGTATGGAATGGCTAGGCAACGAGGTGGACAAGGACTACCCAGTCAAGGAGTGCTATCCGCCTCTCAATATGGAGGACTTATGGGACTTATAGTTGCGATCTTGTTGATGCTGACCACAACCCTTGGGCAAGCCCAGCTTATGATGACCAGATCCTTGTGGATCCCACGTGGTTATGAGGCTTGGATTCCCAGAGGCTATGGAGCCCCACAGCTGACGGCCAATCCCCTATGGGTCAACTCAATCTCAAACGAATTGGGACCCTATGGATCGACCGTTAATATGATCGGGGTCAACAACCCGATGGGGGTGGGACTAGGGTTGAGCCTTGTCGAGCCAGTCTTCGAACCTGTCGAGATGTCGCTCGAGATCCTTGAGACTTATTAAGTCCATCGTGGCGGCACGAGCCAATAGTAAGATATCGCAGATCATATCGGGAAGCCGACGCAAATCTGAATGATCCGACAAGCCGTCCCACAAGGGACTGTCTGGCGGGATTAGGAATTCAGCATTGCCCTTCTTTTCGCGCATGATCCGCATCCTCTGATATTGGTTCCAGCTACCAGATCAATGGCTCTGGCAATGGGCTGGGCGAGAGTGTGAACCGCATCGCCCAGTCCATATCCAGTACAATGATCTGGCCCAAGCTTGTCGCACATCTGGTCGTGGATCATCTGCTCCTGGTTCTCGTTAATTGCCAGGTTGTTGGCCGCCCTATGACGCGTCACGTTACGGAGTAAGTCTGTAAAGTCACCTCCCGTAATGACCGCCTTGGTGTCGTGGTCTTGGTAGGTGAAGCCAATAGGGGGAACAACCGATGTGTCTTTGAGTCGCATACACCTATCTTGACACAACCCTCCAACCTTTCAAGCTGGGGTTATGCCCGATGACAGCTACTGGATAGACGGCAATAGTTCGACTTCGCAAAAACTTTTGCGGATCTTTCTTGCGGCTGCCGTCATCGACAACGATGGTTTACTCCCAGTCTCCCGTAAAGCTTTGGCTGAATTGTCCGATGAGTGTATGAAGCACAAGGGATTCCAGATCATAGCCACGCCAGGAGAAGACCACGGGATGGATCTATCCTTGGAATGGACAGATTAAAGCTGGCTTTTAAGTTGTTGCTGTTGTCGCCGTGGATTATTTTTCGGCTGACAGTCTTGATTATTTATTACTGGCTAGCCCAGCGTCACCCTCAGAAATTTCGTTGGCTGCAAGCAAATTGTAAAATTTGTTGACCCCTGATTGCCAGTTGGCGTTGAGATTTCTTGGATCGTTCTCTGCCCCAATGGGTGCATAGATTGAGGCGAGCTTCCCGATATCCCCACCAGTCTGGTCAAGCCTGCGCTTCAGATTCTTGGCGGAGTAATCCAGACCTTCGGACAATGACCCGAACCGCTTGAGCTTTGTCCACTTGGTTTTGGGATCCATAATCCCAGCCGGGTTATTGTAATTGATGATAGCGTTGCTCGTCCCAGAGCCAGTCTCGTGGGCAATGATCGCCGCAAAAAGCTTGGGATCAATGCCATTGTCGATGGCTTTCTCCACAACCATTCCCGCCTTGCCCTTCAAGGCTCCACGGCTAAAGAGACTCTCCAACTTGGAGAGTCCGGGATTCTCGGAGCCCAAGCCCATTAGTATTTACCCTTTCGGCTCTTGGGGCTTGAGAGAGTTGAGCCACCCGGCCCAGCCCAAAGCTTCTTGCAAGCCCAGTATCTGGCTCCCAGCTTGCTCCCAGGATTGGAGCAGTTGTGGCGAGCCTTGAATGATTTTCTGGCGGCGGCCGAGTAGTTATGTCCGTAACCCTTGGCTCCGAAATGAACGATTTTTTCTTTGCCATTCTCGCAAGCCTTGACCATCATCTTTTTGCCGGGGCGAGTGCTTCGGCGTGGTGAGTTGCAAGGCATCTTGTCTTTGTTGACTCGGCTGAGTGGCATACTTATAAGGAGGTTAAATGAAAAAGAATGAAGTGCAACCCAAGATAGATATGACCCCGATATGGGAAAAGAAAGGCGAGTTTGTGTATTTGCTTCTCACACCTTTTCTCTTTCTCGGATTCTGCGTGATCCTCACAACCTTGATGGCTTGGATGATCGGAGCCTTCCGATGGTTATCGGAGACCTTTGGTCTTCTCTTGCCTAACCTCTTGCAATAGTTCCTGGTTGTCTCGGATGATCTTGGCCTTCCCGACGGCATTCGCTTTCTGGGCAAGCTTGCCAACATAAAGTTGAGCCATCTCTGGGGTCATAACTTCAAGCCTCTCGATAGTTCCCTCACGTCCTAGGTCTTCACCCAGTTGTTCCGCCCTAGCTTTGCGGAAGTCGGCGTATTGTTCGTCGGTCATCTTGACCACCCCTAACAAACGATCCTTCTTGGGAGCCGTTGGTAATGCGTTCTTCTGGACTAGAACCTGAAGCAAGGCGTCCTTCTTTGCGAAACTGATGGGTCGAAACTGCATCTGCACTGGCTGTCCAAGCATATCCAATTCCGTCTGGCCGTAGATCTGCCTAACAATCGGAGTGTTGGCAACAAAAGCACCTTGGATCGGACCTTCCCTGGCAGTACGGCCATAGCCCAGCGTCGGGGAAATCAGAAGCTGATCGAGATCCCGAACAAAGTTTGGCACAACCATCGCCGACCCAAGTCTCGATAGGAATGACTTGGCTTTGGATAAAGCCCGTTCTGGTTCGCTGGGGTTCAACATCTCAAACAAGTCACTGGCTCCAGAGAGAAAGTTCATATCAAACATAATCGTGGCAACTCGGTGAGCCATTGCCAAGGCCACATCCGCAGGTTCCTTTTCATTGAAGTAGTCGTAAGTCTCGTTGTCGTTGAACAATCCGACAGCCGACAAGCCCATAGCCAGAGGCGAAAACATGTAGCTGGCGTAAACCCCGTCCTTCAATACCGGCACATGAGCCGCACGGAGATAGATTGAGTTGGGTTTCCAACCCAAACGGTTCTTGAGTAGTTCTTTCTGGGCGGCTTCTTTCGGACCCTGCCCGTTGACACAAAGCTCGATCCCGTACTTTTCGTAGTTCCCGCAAAGGATTTGGTCGAGCAAGCCGAGCATAAACACCGTGCTCAGACCCGTGATTCCTCGGACATACGCCAGATCCCTCTGGATCTTCTGCTCTTCCGCAGTTCCCTGGTACTCCATTGCAAACTTCCCGGCCAAGTTCTTCCCAAGAACCTTCGGGAGACCACGGGCACGCATCACTCCCCAACCCGTGAAGTCGATGCTCTGGTTCCAGACATTGGCAACGATCCTGGTGAACGGCACAAAGATGGCCGATTTGAGGGGATGCTCCTTGGCAAACGACCCGATCATCCGATGGAAGGCTCCGAGAACTCCACGAGGCTCCTCGTTGTAGGTGAGCTCGGTTCCGTAAATCTGCCCAGTGGCAGCAACCTCCGGGTTTTCCGCTTGTGCCTTTTCGTCGATGATCTCCTGCACACGGATGGCCTGCTCGGCTTGTTGGAGGAATCTTGTGGCCGAGTTGTCAGAGTCGACAACATATCCTTGCGCTTCGGCTTGGGACTGAGCCGCAACCAAGTGTTCGGAATTTCTGAAAGTGTACTCCAAGGCTTTGGCTGTGGCCGCCTCTTCCTTGAGGCCAGCTTGCTCCGCCTTCTGGTAGGCCGCCTCGAACAAATAGACTTCCTTATTAAAGTTGTAGAAAACCATATCGACTGCGGTCATTGTCCTCCGCAGAAGGGAGGCAACTGTGGCAGATATCTTCCCAACCTTTTGCTTCACATTGTCCTGTGTTGCGTTCCTAGCCACAACCTCGAAGAAGTCTGTCGCCGCCTTGCCAAAGAACTTAGGCTCGGTTTTCCTAGTTCCGACACGGCCAGTCATTAGGACATTGCCAGCGTCCATAAAGGAAAGTGAAAGTGCCCGAAGCATAGACCCAACGATGGCCTTGCTTCTTGTGCGATCCGTGGCGTAACCCTTGATGAGGTGCTTCGAAATCGTCGGGATGGCCAAGAGTGCCGTGTTGGTGGCGTTGCCCAAGAAGTTTGCAAACTGGGTTCCGATACCCGAAAGGATTGAGAAGTACCACCAGGATTTCGCAAAGTTGTAGGCGTCGATCTGGGTTTCAAAGGCAATCAGCGAAAGGGCATCGCCAATCTTTTCGTCCTTGCGGTAACCCACGAGGTTCTGGGCTTCGCCCATAATGTTGGCAATCTTCTCGACAACCTCTGGCTTTAGCTTGTCTAGCCCTTCTTGTTTCTGGAACTCGTTCCAGGCGTAGGCATTGTTGAAAAGGCCAAGGGCTTGGTACTGGACAATTCGGTTCGCAAACCTACGCAACGAAGGCTCAAGCTTTTTGTCGGCGTAGGACTGGATAAGACGATTGAGTTTCTTCTCGCTCTCCTTGGCCACGATCTCCTGGATCTGGAGAGCAATGGCGTTGGTCAGCCTTTCGGAAAGCGAAGGTATCTTTTCACGGGCGGAAGGTTCTTCCTTGGCCATACCCTCTTCACGCTTGTACTTTGCAAGGCCAAGTTCGTCCGCCACATCTGCCCCAGTCTCTTCCTCCCAAGCCCCGAGACCAGCTTCCTGCACGATCTCCCGAGCAAGGGAGTAGGCGTTGTTGGCCAGCTTGCCTTCCTCGTAGTGCTGACGGATCAAGTCCTCGAGCTTTACGCCACGGAGCGAGATAAACCTTTTGAGTTGGGGCATTGTGAAGGGGGACTCGAGAACCAGCCCCAGGAACCCATTGAACATTTCGGCTAGCTCCGGGTTGGTTGCGGTACGGGCACGGATGGCATCGCTCGCCTTTTCCCAAGCCTGCAAAGCCTTCGGCCAGCGGGAAAGCATCGCCGTGAAGTTCTTGCGCTGTTTGGCCTCCCGTTCTTCCTTGAGCAGTTTCTCCTGCTCGTCGACGGTCATATTGGCAAACTCTTCGTTCGTGTTGATTCGTGGGTCACGGATGCGACGACCCTGTTCCTCGGCCAGAGCCATAAACATCCGCTTGATCTCACGGCTCATTTCCTGGGCGGCCTGGTTAATGCTCTTGGCATTCTCCAGTTTCTTGACGGCCTTGCGTTGTTCCGCAGTCATCTCTTCCAACGGAACCCCGGCGGCTTGGGCGGCTTCCGCCTCGGCTTCGGTCAGCTGTTGCGATGCCTTGTCGGCAATGCTCTCGCCCATCTGGTTGGAGAAGGCTTCCCAGAACCCCATCGCATTGCTCTCGGCAATACGCTTTCTGGATTCCTCGGCGGCGGTTTCGGCCTTCGCCAGAACACCAGACATCTTCTTCAAGACTTCGTCGATCGTGCCTTCGGGCAGAACCGAAAGCTCGCTCTTGACCTTGTTGAAGAAGACATTGAACTTGTCACGGACTTCACGATTCGTTTCGTCTGACTTCTTCTTGTAGAGCATCAGCATACCTTCTGGCGTAAGATTACTCCAGAAGGAGAGGGCTCGGAGCGCACGGCCAATGCCCGAGGATTGCTCCAGGAAGCGGTCGATAAACATCAGAAGGTCGTCGAGGATTCTTGGGTCTTTGTCCTTGGCATAGAGCTCGTTCATCCCGAGGATGATCTTCTGAGCCAGAAGCTCACGAGAACCGTGCTGGAGAGGGCTGGCGTCGGAAAGGGCGGCATCCATCGAGCCACGGAGTCCGTTCTTGGCCAGATAGTTGTCGGCCTCGGCCTCAGTCATAGCGTCTGGGATCGGCTCGTAGTTGAGGTTCTTGAGCTTGGCGTAGGCCTCTTCACTGACCTTGTCCTTCAGACGAACCCCGAATCTGCGAGGCATTGCGGCTCCGAGAAGGTCGGCGGGTTCACGACGGCTGTAGCTCTTCGGCCCAGGAACGATTCTTTCACCGACATAGATAACCCCATCGGAAACGACATCCTTGGCGATGTTCTTCTTGGAAAGCTCGTTGGTGGTCATATGGGCATACGAGACCAGCTTCTCGGGATCGTCGTAGCTGACATAGGTCACGCCGTCTTTTACATATTCGTTCCAGAGCGTCTTGCCGTTACGCTTGACCATACCAGCCCTAGCCGCGGCGTTGCTGGTCGGCTTGAAATTGTTGATCTGCTGTTGCGTCTTAAACCTTCCACTATTGACCGCAGACTTTGCACCATCGGGTCTCCACAGAAGGAGGTTCCAGGACGAGCCTTTGTCGTATTCGTCCAGATCCTGCTTGAGACGCTCAGTTTCCAGTTGCTCTGCCGCGGCATCATTGAGTTGCCTTGCGGCGATGATCGACTCGATCCGATCCTTCGGCCTTCTTTCGAGCATACCCGAAGAGCCTAGCTCCTTCTCCTTGACCCAGACCCCGTCAAATCCGAGGTTGATGATGGCTTCCAGAGTGGTGTAGGGGAACAGCGAGTAGAACCTTCTCTTCCGTTCCGTCTCGGAAAGCCCGTCAAATTCCGCACCAGTTGCGGGAGTTGCGCTCCCAGCCGGTACTCCCTCGAACACCGTCCAGTCAAAGAACCCGCTTTCCAAGGCAAGCTGGCGATACGGATTTAGCGTGAACTCGCCCTTCTTCTCACGGGCGTATCCGATAAGCTTGGCGATATGCTCGGGGTTCCTCGGATCAAATGGGTTGGTTGCCTTGATGTAAAGCGGGACGACAACCTGCTCGTTGTATTCCTCGAAGGTCGATTCGTTCGCCCAGTCTTCGGCAAACTGACGGCTCGAGGCGACCCACAAACCACGGAAAGCGTTGCCCGTGGAGAAAGACCGCATCGGGTAGAAACGATTGTTGATGTCCTCCCGAAGCCTGTCTTGTACAAAGGTATAAGAAAGCTGGCGTTTGTCCCAAGAGGTTCCGTGGTACATAACGAGAGGCTCGCCCGAAGCATCCAGAATCTTGCTCGTCCCCTTGCCTTCGGGGAAGTTTTCCCAATCCCCGAACCACATCTTGAAGGAAGGAGTCCGCTCGAGGCGGTATCTGAACTCCGACTTGGGTTCAGTTCGAATGACCTCGCCACGCTGGTTGAGGAGTTGGATCGTGGACGGAAGGCCTGTCCTCTTATTGATCAGCTGGCCTTCGGCGTTTCGGGTGACCTCGACCGCCGCCATTTCCTGGGAAAGCTTGGTGAAGTGGTTGACGATCTCCTCGTCCGTGTACCCGATGGACGGAGGCATCGTGTCGGTTGCGCTCAACTGGTCGGCCATCCACTGCAACCTTTGAGCCATCATCGGTCGCAACCTTTCGGGAATGGAGTTTAGGATCTGGTCGCTGTTGAGCACAAGGTCGGAGATCTGAGCCAGAACATCCGAGGCCTTGAGGTTGAACATCGGGTACTTCTCCTGCAACTTCGTGAAAGAGTCGTAGAAGAAGGGCTCTTCCCGACGAAGCCCGGTGGCTCGGGTGTCGAGAGTGCCCCCGTTGTCGATCCGATACGCCGTATACTTGACCACGGAAGGTGAACCAGAGATGAACACATCCTGGTCGAAAAGCTCGTCGTGCCCGACTATGATGTTGTCGAGGCCTTCGCCGAGGACATCGTAGTTGAACAGGAATGCGTCGATCAACAGACCGTCACCGATCTCCTCGTAAAGCTTTTGCACAACCTCGGGGTTGGTTCCACTTTGCTGGCGGACAAACTCGGCCAAGGTCGGACCATAGATGAACTCCGAAAGTTTGGCAGTCTCTCCGTTCGGGAGGGTGATCAGCTTGGATTTCGGAACGGGGTAGTTGAGGATTCGGTAAACATTCTCCGCCGCAATCTCGTTCTCGAACTGCTCCTGGGTCTGGCCACGCTTTACGACATACTTGAGGCCAGTTTCGTCCATATACACACGGACATCGAAAGTCCCAGGCAGAACATCGATTTGTTCCAGACCTTCGAGGCTGTCGGGAAGGCTGACCCAATCCAGACTGACTTTCGGCTCGGTCGTGGAGAACCCGTGCCTCGGCATAGCCGCACCAATTTCGTCTTCAAGCGGGGGCTCATAAAGCGTCTTGGAACGGGCACGGCCAGACAGGCTGCTCAGATCCTGGATGAGCTTGACCTCGTCATTGATGGCCGACTCAAACAGCTTGTCCAGCTGTGTCTGGTTGGGGCTACCCTCGAAATAAAGGTTGAACCCGTCACCGACAACTCGGAGCCATCCACGCTTGAACATTTCCATCACGGGCATCTGCTGGCGTTCCTTGCGATCCAGAGGATCAAGCAGGCTCCACTCGGTCAAGAAGGTGGCTTTCGGCTCGTTCTCCCGCAACCATTCGACGGCTGCCTCGGCATGGCTTCCGATAGACATAAGATCGACGAGGGCGGTTTCCTCGACATCGATCACTTTACCTTCCTTGGTCATCCAGTAAGGCCTGTCCGTGGGCACTGCCGCACCTATAAGATCCTCGTCGCTTGGCCTTTTCGGCTCTTTCTTGAGGGATTCCAGCTTGGCCTTGATGGCCTGCACATAATCGGCTTTCTTCCAAAACGGAACCTTAAACTCTTTCTCCTCGTGTTTACGGGTTTTCTCGTTGAATACGACAACCTTTCGCTTGGTGGTCGGGACTTTAATCCCAAGTTCTTTGGCGTAATCCTGGAGAAACTTTAGGTTGGCTCGATTAAGCCCAGTGTCCTTGCGTAGCTCCTCACGGGCTTTTTGCAGGTCTCCCTTTATTGGCTGTGTTTCGGTAAGGGAATCAGTCTTCGTGGGGAAATAATTCATAGAGACTTGAAGCGTCTCGTTTGGCTTCGCCAGATCTCTGGTAACCCTTTGAGCCATTTGGGCGATCGAGTCTGCGGTGGTTCGGAGGAACTTAGTCTCGGCCGCCGTCCTACCACTCAAGCCGTAAAGGAACTGGCGGATGGCGTCTAGGAAGCGGAATACAAATCTCCTATCTTGTGGCTCCATCGAGCGAAGGATGGACGCAACGTCAAGGTAGGTTGACTCTGTGATGGCACCCGTCATCTTCTCCTGGGTGAGCATCCGCATAAACTCCAAGACCATTTTGGTTTCGCCATCTTTGCCAGTGAAAGGCTTGCCGTCGTTGTACAACTTTTCGAGCTTTTGCTTCAGACCACGGCGGCCTTTGATGATCTTGGCGACACGCTTTGTCTCGTTCTTGAGATGCTGGCGGTAGCTGATCCCCAATTCGTTGGCCTCCCTCTTGAGCATCTTCAGATATTTGAAATGTGCGATCTCCTCCGCAATGGCTAGGAAGGCATATTGGGAATAGGCTTTTTTACCAAGGGTTCTTTCGATTTGTTGGAGCAACCTTGGATTGACACGGATAACCGGGTTTTCCGCATCACTGTCGGCATCCTCGATCGAGACCGAAACTGCGCTTCTGGTGTTTAGGTCTACGATATAGCTGGCTGGGAATCCCGACGAGGTTGCCGTGTTGACCAATGTCTTTACGGCACTCGGGGCATTCTTCGACCTTAAACCTGGGTCAACGGAAACAGGGCTCGGAGCTTCTGGCTGCTTTTCGCCCACTTCTCGTCCAGCTTCGCCAGTTCGTGCACCGACTGGAGCAACTCCTCCAGCGGTAGGCTCGGGTTGTCCTTCAACAACTCCGCCAGCACGGGCACCCCTCCGTTCTCCTTCGACGCCTTCTCCAGTTCGGCCACGAACCGGACCTTCTTCAACTTGTTGAGCGGCTCCACGGCCACGCCGGGGAACAGCTTGTCTAACTCTGGGCTTTGCATTTTCAATTCCTTTCTGAATGTTGTCGAGTCTCTGGGCAACCTCGTTCTCTCCGATCAAGCCTTCCTCCAAAGGAACGATGATCTCGGAGGTGATCCTTGCCCTTGTTAATGTGTTGGCTACGCCGATGGCGTCGACCAAAGCCTGCCGTGCGCCGTAACCAACCTTTAGGTTTCGGGCACGATCGGCAAGATTTGCAATGGCTTGGCGGACTTCACGATCCTGGCGGCGTTGCGCTTCCTCGGCTGCTTTGCGCTCACGGGCGGCACGACCCTCGGGAGTGAGCAACATCTCCAGTGCCCGCACATCGACCTGGATGTTTTCATCACGGAGGTTTTGGGCGATCTGTTCGACCACCTTGTTAACGAATTCCCCGACACGCTTGTCGCTGACTTTGCGGTTTGCAACCTTGGACAGATAGTCGGCCAAATCCTTGTAGGTCGTGAGTCTGCCAAGTTCGGTGTCGGCACCGATCATCGTGTCCACAATCCAGTCGATGACCAGTTTGACCTCCGGACCGCTCTGGTCACGGATCAACTTGGCGGCCTCACGGAGAGCCGTAACCGCTTTGGATTCCACCACGGGTGCGGCCGGAGCTTCGGCGATTTGCATCCCGGCTGGCTTGGCTTCTTCTCTGGCGGCCTCTGGTTGTGTGACTGCGCCCTCGGCTGGTGCCGTGCCAAACTGGGCGGCAACTTCCCGTCTGGCGGCTTGCACATTGATTGCGTCTTGCCCAGCCCTCTTAGCCGAGAAGGTTAGGAACTTTGAAATGGCTTCTTCCGTAAGATCGGTAGGCTGGCCTTTTTCGTTGAACAAGATGGGTCTGCCAAGATTGACCGACGAGAGCAAACGACCGGCAATACGCTCGACCAACCTTGTGTAGATTTCGGTGTCGGCAGAAGCGAGGTTGGGGAAGCTACCAGCAACTTGCTTTGAGATTCTGCGAGCCATCTCAAGAGCCGTGTCACGAAAGTAAGTCTGATCCCCGTTTAGGTTCGGGTTGGAGAAAACCTTCATCAAGCTGGCCAGCCGACGTTGCCTTTGTTGGGCTGTCTTGTCGACGGCTTGAGGCGCAACCGTTCCAGGTGCGGGAGCCTTTAGTTCGGGCTTGGCAAATTCAAGTTGGGTAAGCTGTCCGTAAATGGTTTCGAGAGCCTTGAAAAAGTCTTGTTTCTTCCAGCCATTCTTCGGGGCAATCTGTTGATCTTTCGGTAGCCTTGCGTTTGCGTCTTTAAAGGCTTTCTTCAAGAACTTGATTTGGTTCTGGTTCTTTAGAACATCTTCCCATTTCGGAAGTGCTGGCTGGACTGGCATCTCGGCTGGAGCTTCCGCCTCGACCTTCGGTGCTTCGGCTTCAATCGTCGGTGCTTCCGCACGCTTGATCAATTCGGAGTCAAAAATCTTGGAGGCCTGCCGTTCATCCTCCGAAAGCGAGTCGATCTTCCCACGGAAGATGGAGATCAGATCCTGCTGTTCCCGCTTGTTCTTGGCTCGGTCAACCTCGGCAAGCCAGTTCCGAGCCAGAATGTTGGGTCTGGCTTCGGGCTTTTCTAATGGAGGTACGACTGGCGCAACACCTTCTTTAGGAGCTTGGGGTTGCACACCGGCCGAAACAACAGCGGTAGCTTTGGCGGCTGGGGCTTCTGCGGCTTTTTCTTTTTCTGGCTCAACTTGTCCCTCAACCTTCGGTGTCGGAGGAACCATTGCGGCCTCGCCACCGGAGATAATATCTAGTGCATCCTGCGGAGCGAGTTTGTCAATAGCGTCTTCGGAATAACCCATGTCCTTGAGGGTTGTCCGCATCGGCTTGGTAATCGACCTAGGTGCTTTTACTGCGGAGACAGGCTGTGGTTCCTCCACCTTGACTGGCTCAACCGCCGGTGTCGGGACTGGGGTGGCCGTGGCGATCGGAACCCCGGCGGCTTCGAGATCTTCCTCCAGCCCGACAGTGTCTTCGGCCTTCAGCGTAGGAGCCGTTAGGTCGATGCCAGCGAGGGCATCAGCGGTCTTGGGGGCCCCCGCCGCACGAATACGATCACGACGTTGGGTAAGTTCATCAAGCTCGCCAGTGGCGATTTTCTTCACTCCCCAGGAAGCAAGTTTTCTGGACTGGCCTACGGTTGCACTGGTTAAGCCCAATGCTCCCAAAGGCCCAAGGCTCGAAACAAAGTCGCTGCTGGCTTGGGACAAGATCCGCTTGCTAGCCTCGTCCAATTCGATGTTCCCGAGGGTTTCCGCCATCCCGTCGGCGGCTCCACGCTTGATAAGATCTTCTTCGGCTTCGGCCACAACTTGAGCCGTCTCCATCGTGGCTCCTTGGGCGGCCTCCTCCAAGCTTTCGACAACCGTGGTTCCGATGACTTTTCCGACGGGAGCCACTGTCTTCTTTAAAACTTCGGGTGCTTTCTTGGTTGTGTATTCAATCGCTTTGCCGAGAATCCCGTTCTTCAAGGCGGTTCCAGCCCCAAGTTTAGCCAGACCCAATACCTGCATATATTCGACCGCGGCGTAAAGCGGTGCAACAACGGATGAAATCTTTGCGGCAGTCTTCTGGTTAACCCCAGCTTCCAGCGCATCGGCGAAAGCTTGTCCCTTACCTTGTCTCGTCCAGTAATCAAAACCGCCCTTCATAAAACCAGCGGAAGCCGCGGTAGTCCCAAACAAGGCCGATGTCGGGGCTGCGCCTACACCAGCACCAGCCGCACCAAGACCAGCACCTACGGCAAACCCAGCAGTCCCGTAGGCACCAGCTGTTTTGGCACCTTCGATGGAACCTTCCACCATCGGACCAGCCATCTGCGAACCCTGGAGGAAAGCGTTGGAGAAAACATTCCCGCCTTGGTTATAGTATTCCTTCTTGCCGAGTTCCCGCTTTACCGCAAAAAGATTATCGATTGAGTCTGGATTAGCGTCAGCATCATTCGCCAAAACTTGGTCAGCAATGTCAGCAAACTGGCGGTCGAGAGCCACACCCTGTCTCCCGATATCATAGGCCTCGGCAAGGGACGGGAAGAAACCTTTCTGGTTGGCCATCGGGAGGTCGAGGAACGGGTTTTTCATACCCTGTTCCTTATCGCTCATCTCGAACGACATGCCCTCAAGACCCTTAAAGATGTCCTCTGAAGTCGTCTTGATCGGCTCCTGCGCCAATCCAAAGGCAGAACCCAATCCTGGGAAAGCTTCTGCGGGAGGGGTCGAAATCTGTCTGGCGTCACCCCCAGGCGTTAAAATCGTCTGAGCCATGAGACGCCTATTGTAACGCTATTCTTCGGTTTGACCAGCCTCAAAATCCTCGGGAGAGAACGGCAGGTTGATGTTGGCTCCACGGAGAATCCGTAAAACCTGTGTCTGTGCGGCAGAGCGGTTCGATGCGTTATCCTGCAAGCCATATGTCTTGAGGAGGTCGCCTGCCAGTTTGTTGATCACGGGCATAGCATCACGCCCACCCTTGATGGCTTGAGCTCCTTGCCGAACTTTGAGCTTAAAGGGCTCTAGGTCTACTTCTTGGGCTGCGGTCTCCTCAACGGATCGGCTCGTCCCGATCGGCCTAGGTTGTCCTCCAACCTTAAGCATTTCGCCAAGACCTTTTTGAGCGGCCTCTTGGATTTCTGGCGGTGCGAAGATACCTTCACCAGCAATCTTACCGAGAGCCGCCATCCGCTTGGTCTGCTCGGCTTCCTGTTTGAGACCGAACTCACGCTCACCCTTGAGGAGTTCCCGATAATCCTTGCTCCTTGCATACACTTCACGCTCGGCAAGCGGGATTAGTTTCTGAATCTCAAACTCGGAAAGAGCTTCGTATCCGCCAGTACGCAACTTAGTTGCCGCGGCCTTGAGTTGCGCCTTGATGGGTGTCTCAATCCCAGGGATCCTCGAAGCCTGCCGAAGCGTATCGGCGGTGGTCTTGCGATCCTGGAAATCCTCGGTCGCCTCAAGCAACGAAGTCTTTTTCTCCAGAAGCTTCTGTCTGGCGAGGTCGCTGGCGTACTTTGCGAAAGTCGGATCTGGGTGGTCGACCTTGATGTCTGGAATCTGGTAGGATGACAAAGCATTCGGGTTGGCCTCGGCCAAGAAAGCCATCTCAGTGTCGATCGGAGCCATCGCCGACATCATCCCCATCTGAGCCCTTTGCAAGTTGAGGTTGTATTGTTGCATTTCGGACTGCAACTTGACGGCTTGCGTCTGGTTCTCGATCTGGGCAACCTTCAGCGGAAAGAGCCTCTCGTTTTGCTCGAGTTCGGCTTGGAACGCCTTCTCGCGAATGCTTTGTTGCCGAGCCGCCATAATGTTGCTGAAGCCCTGCTGTAGCCCAGCACCAACTGCAAAGCCATACTCTGCCGGTGTCATGGTGTTGCAGGTGCCGCCCTAGGCACAAATCCGCCCATATAGGGCGTGTAAGATCCCGCAAAAGGTGCTGCGGCTTGAGCCGCTCCGATGGAACTGAACCCACCACCCATACCACCGAATCCACCAAATTGACCCAAGGCACCAAGACCCGCAACTGACCCCCCAAGTCCGCTAAAGATTCCACCGAACTGCTGGCTTTGAGCACCACCAAAGGCTCCACCAACACCACCACCCAATTGTGCGCCCATACCAGCCCCAATCAAACCACCAAACCCTGGGGCAATCATATTGCCTATGGCAAACCCAGCTCCGGCTCCACCGAGACCACCAAGGATTCCACCAAGAGGGCTTCCCCCGTAACGCTGGCTATATTCGTAATTGATCATCTGTTGCTGGTTTGCAATCTGATTATTGTACTGACCAACGCTTATGTCTTCGGCTCGGAGGGCTTGGGGAGTGAACGCAAGGTTCATTGCCTGCAACGGCATTGTCGAAACCGCTTCGGCTCGCAAGGCTTGGCCAAGTTGCACGCCCGAGTCTTGAAGCTGTTGCGCCGTTAGGCCGTAGCTTTGTGCGGCTTGGAGTAAGCTTTGTTCGGAACCAGGGAGGGTTCCCGTGGAAAATCCGCCTTGAGCCGCCAACTGCGAAACACGTTTTGAAATCTCCGGGCTAACCAACCCAGCACCCCGTTCTTGGGCAATTTGCCAAGCCTGCCCTAGAGTCCCGGCGTAACCTGGGAAAAGCTCTTCCCTAGCCTTAAGTGCCTCACTAGCCGACTTGGTGATCGTTTCCTGTATGCCTGGAAACTTGCCACCTTGGGCAATAAACTTGTCCACCGACGACTCAATAGTCGGAGGAGTGTACTGCTGAAGCTCTGGTTTTTTGGGTTTGCTTGCCATAACTTATGCGAGCCTCCGCCAAAACGCAGGACCAAAAGTCTTTTCGGTATCGTTGTTTTTCGGCCTATTGAAAGTGATTGAGATATCCCCGAGTGCCTTGGCCGCCATCTGAATAAGATTTTTTCTAGCCTCACGATCGTCAGCCGCAAAGAAAAGAACCTCCCAATAGCTTTCCGAGAGCTTGGAAAGGCCGAGTACCCCGTTCTCGTTAGTGAATAGGCCGTTGTTCATAAGAGCTTCAATGACAAGGGGCTTCGGGTCCACTTCTCGGTACAGCGGGATCTTTTCCGACAAATACTTTGAGATGGCCGATAACATGAGATCACCTATGTTGTTTCGGTTCATCAATTTGTCAAGGAGCTGCAGGCTCCTCAATGGGGGCTGGGAGTGGTTCGGGTGCGGGTAGGGGCTCGACATCAATCCTCTCGTACATCTCTCCGTCAACTTCTTCCAGTCGGCTGGCCGTGACCCTAAAGCCTTCTGGCGGGTTGGCCGGGTGGTAGGGCTTGATCCCTAACTTGACCAACTCCTCCTTTTTCCACAGCCAGAAGATGCTGGCTGGGTGCTGGATTTCGTCCACGGTTATGCCTTCCGGCATTCTGATTACTCTGTTGTCTTTGATCCACATAGGGTTACTCCTTATCTTGCTCTGGCGTATTTGAAAGGCGACTCGGCGAAGGCTGCGAATAGGAATGTGCCAGACTCTCCAATAAACTTAGAGCTATCGCTTCTTATCTTAAACCCATTTGAAAGCATATCTATCTGCCCAGGTAGCGATCCTCCGTTTTCGGCCTCGTTTGTATTCGGCCTTAACTCCGCTGAATTTACATTTGTGGTTGACCTTGATGAGTCGTATATAAACCAAGGCTTGGCGGCAGCATCTCTTTTGGCAATTATAAATTTTGGCAAAAACCCGCACCACACAAACGATCCGTCGGCTGCTCCGTTGCCGGTAAATGTTCCAAACTTTGAGTACCCGTCTACTTCAGAGAAGCAGTAGGCAATATGGTTGTCCCCGCTCTTATTGACATTTCTGCCATCTGTTGAGCCATTGGTTAAGGTTATGGTAGTACTAGAGACTGCGCTTACTCCACCAAAGTTAAAGGAAGTCAAGGCTCCGGAAGCTCCCGTCAAGTGTAGGAAAATGATGTTGTTCGCCGCAAGACTGACGTGATATACTGGCCAATCAGTTGATGCCGTTGTTCTGTTTTTTACGATAACAAATCTTGGCGATACGCCTAACCCATGTCCGACTGTGGCGTTGTTTGTGCCGTTTCCAGTATAGCTGACAATTGAGAATCCTTTTGTTGGGTCTGTCCTTACTGTGCTTGAGATAGTCCCGGAAGTGTTAGAGGAGTTCGAAGACCCGGCGTCCCAGGCCCATCCGACATAAGTGGCGGCATTTGTATTGGCTTGTGCAAGTGTCCCAAGGGTAAAACCATTAGAGTCAAACGAGGTCAATCCGCTGTCAGCCGTAACTTCCGCATCTGTCGTGTTCGATTCGAGCCTAGCCTGTGAGCCACGAATAACATCGTAAAGCGCATGGTCGGTTGCTCCGCTTCTACCTTTGACCCAAACAAGGTCTGGAGAAAAATCTAACCCAGAAACACTTTGATTTGCGCCTGTCCCGGTGTAGGTAACGACATCCATCGCCGTGCTCGATTTCTGGATAGTCGGCTGTGGGATGCTTGTTACGCAGACAGGCTTGAACCCGGCTGGTGGCCCATATACCCAAGGCCGTTGGCCAAAGTTTAGATAAACATTATTAGCCGATGTTGAAGATCTTCCTGAAGACGCAAAGAAATAAGGTCCACTCGTCAATCCACTAAAAGCAACGCCGTAAGGTATCCCGTTTTTATAAAAACTGAGTAGACCAAGGTCTGCGTCAAAGGCGCAACCAATGGTATCGCCGGTTGTAAAAGAAGTTCCGTAATTCCCAACAGAGGCTCCATTGGTATACTTCGTCCCAGTCGAATAATACCCCCACGATTCAGCGTTACCGCCGACATAAGACACCATTGTTAAATTACCTTTTGAGACACCGAGCGAACTCTCAGATCCGATGGCAACGATATCCATCTCGCAAAACCATTTTCCAGAGGTCATACCGAAAGTGTTAACGCCACCACGATCACCACCAGTTATTTGCAAAGCCCCGTTCACATACGTGGCTTTTACTGGATTGATATCATTCATCGTGGCGTAGTTGCCGCGGATTACTCCACCCGTAGGCACAAGTTGTCTGTTGTAATCCCTCAATGCCTTGAAGCCAGAGGGGGCGGCATAAGCAAATGGACGCTGGCCAAAATTGAATGACGCCGAGCTTGCCACGGCATCCCCAATCGCAGGTGAAAAAGTTCCGCTTAAACCGGTAAAAGCCACGCCTTGGCTCACATTGTTTTTGAAAAACTCCAATGTGCCTGCGTCTAGGTTAAAAGCCACTCCAATAAGATCACCACTAGTGTAAGTTGCACCATAAGAGGAAGCTGTACTGTTGTTGTACTTGTTCCCATTAAAACCAGAATAGCCATATGCTCTTGCCGTTGACCCAACATATGTAGAGGATACTGGGGTGGTTACTTCGGCGATGCCCACTAAATTTCGTGTACCGCCAGAATGCATCTCCCAATACCACTTGCCAGAGCTAACGGCCATCGTACCGAAAACAATTCCTGCGGAAGCTGTCTGGGAGTAATCCAGTCCTCCGTTGGATATGGTGATTGCTGCTGTTTTTTGGTTTGAGTCGAGAATGCAATACTCACCCCTAGCCTCTCCCCCGGCTCCGGCATCCGTCCCGTAGTATGTCGGCGAATCAACCAAGCTGTCGTTACCCACACCAGAAGAAACCGAGAAACTATTTGGAGTCCAGTTATTGTTGTTTCCGCTTGAGTCTTTCCCAAGTGTTGTGGATGTCGTTCCGCTATTGTCGGCAAACTTTAGGTAGAATCCGTTCGTCCCGTATGTCCCACTATAAGCCTTTGGTTTCCACACATAAGTGTTTGCGTCTCTCACGCCAAAGTTATCTGGCGTCAAGGCTTGCCCGTCGATAAAGTTGATTTCGGTCAAATAGAAATCAGAGTAAGAGGCAACTGCCGGAGTCCAGGACCCTATATTATGCTGAACGGCAGAGTTCATATATGGCGAAGAGTTTTGCGCCGCATAGTTTGCTGAAGAAAAAGATGTGATTTGTGATCCGTTTACATAAAGTTTAACTCGATTTGAGGCAGTCGCCTGCGTTGTGTCAACAGACATCACAATGTGATACCAAAAAGATGGATCTCTAAAAACTTGGGAGGTTACGAGTGCTGGCCCACCAGCCGAGTAGTTACTATCCCAAACCTGCAATGCTTGTGTTGTTACCGCAAGTTCAAGACCAAAAAGAGAGGTTGCCCCAGAATTTGTCGCAATAAATATCGGTTGCCTAGCTGTCGATGCCGTTAGCTTCAACCAACCGCTGTAGGTGAAAACCCTATTATTCGTAGGAGTTGTAAATGTCCTGTTTAAATAAGCCAAATCCGTTGAGTTAAATCTCAGACTTCTTTCAACCTGATAGGTGTCATCTGAGAATGTGTGAGTAAGGTTTCCGTAATTTGTTGGTGTGTCGATTAAGCTGTCGTTTCCAACACCAGCCGTTACCGATAAGTTGCTCGGGGTAAAATCATTGTAGTGGTTTCCGGTCCCAGCGTAAGTTGTGCCGGTGCTTAGTGTGCCGTAGGCTACGAAATTCCCACCAGTACCCCTATTGGTCAAGATTGTTGTTGCGTTGCCGTCTAGGTATACAATTGGCGATGTCCCGCTTGGGACGGATCCGTCTGATCCAATACCTTTGGGGGTTGCTACACCGCCATAGAACTTTGTCACATTTGAGGTTGGGTCTAGATAGGCCGAGTAATTTACATATACCTGGCCAACCATCGCTGCGGTAACCGGTGCAAATGGGCCAAATAGGTTACCCAAAAGCCCGTGATTTGGTACTGAGTACTGGATCGTATCGTTGGTAAATGTTGAAATGGTTCCGGTTTTATCCGTACCATTCACATATATGTAAACCCTGTTATTTACAGCCAAATCCCAGGTTGCGTAGATATGGTATAAGCCAGAAGAAGAACACGGAGTTCCTGTCGTGGTTGTGTTTAAAATGATTGTCCCAGCAGAATTTCTGGCGGAAATCGTAAGCTCACCAGTCGATGACCTTGCGAGAGTTAATGTATCACCGATCGTTGTGTTATTTCTAGAAACCCAAATTGGGTTGTAGGCACTTGCTGAGTTCGTGAAGTTAACCCATATACTTATCGTCCCAGCTTTCCCATTAGCTATCCCAGTTAGGTCGGCTCCCCTTTGAATCCCATTCGTAGCTCCGTCTGTTTGAGCTGTAAATAACCGATAATCGGAAGTGTCCTTGCCTAAAGTTGTTGCAGTAGCCCCGGTATTGTCTGCAAATTTTACATAAAAACCGTTTGTTCCGTATGTACCGCTAAATGCCTTGGCTTTCCACCTTCCAGTGTTGGAATCGGTTTCACCGAAACTGAAAGGAGTCAGAGCCGACCCATCGATCAAGTAGAACTCGGCCATATAACCGTTAAGATAAAGAGCACTCGCCCCCCAAGATCCTATGTCATGGGCGTAACTCGCTGTGTTCACCGCAAGATCTGCGTTTAGCGCAGGATAAGTTGCCGTTGTGAAAGATGTGATCTGCTCACCGTTGTGGTAGAGTTTGACTCGATCTGAAGCCGTCGCTTGGGTGGTGTCTACAGAAACTACAAAATGAGACCAAGAAGCTGTGTCTCTAAAGACCTGTGTAGTCGCCAAGCCAATGGCGGAGCCTATATAAATATTCAGAACATTGGTTGTCTCGAACTCAACCCCAAAATATGGGCCTGCCGGGTTTACGACAAAAAGGCCTTGCCGAACTCCGTTAATCAAAGACCTCTTTACCCAAAAGGAGATTGTGAATGTTTTCCTGTTTCCGCTTATGCTTGGTGTGCGGGTAAGCCTAGGGGCATCTGCGGAGTTAAACCGCAGACTACGCTCGATCTGGTAGGTATCCTCGTCAGTTAAGACTCCCTGCGTCCCAAGGAACCCGTGGGGTAAAACTGGCCAAGCCATACCTTAAAGATAGTTCAGAGATGATACGCCGTAAAGGTTTGTTCCATCCGACACAAAAGTAAGTACACTGACCTTATTGGCTCCAGAAGTGACTGTTGGAGTACTCCCACCTGGGAACTTGTAGGTTGACCCATAGGAAAGTGTATGGCCACCAGTCCCATTCTGCTTAACAATAAGGATGTAAACGGCTCCGTCTTTTGGGGTATCTGTAGGATTGGCCAGCGTCCTACTTCCAGCCAAGGTTACCGAGCAGACTTGGTTTTCCGCCAGAGTCCACGAAATGCTGGCGGCATCCGTAAGGGCGGTGGCATTGAAGTTGTGGGTGCGGGTATATTCCTGGGCAGTTCCGAGCACAGCCACTTGGGTCGTGTCCACCTTGGAAGAACCCACAACAGAACTGCCGATTGTCGTGACTCCAGTGTTGGAGATCGTGACATCGCCAGTGACAGCCACGGCTGTGGCAACATTCCCAGAGCTTCCAACAATGATCCGCGCAGAGTTAAGGGCTTCCAGTTTGCTGAACTCGATCGCCGCATTGGAAGCCACCTTGGCATTCGTGATTGCGCTGTTGGCAATGGTTAGCGAGCCAGTGTTGGATATGGTGGCGTCGCCAGACATAGAAACCGCCGTGGCCACATTGCTGGAGTTACCGACAAGAATGTGGGCGGAGGTGAGAGCTTCGAGTTTGGAGAAATCAATGCCAGCCGATGCCGAGATTTTGTTGTCGTCGATGGCTCCGTTGGCGATTGTGAGAACGCCCGAGTTGGTGACTGTTGCGTCCCCAGAAATCGACTGGGCGGTTGCGACATTGCTAGCATTCCCGATAAGGAAGTGAGCCGATGTCAAAGGAGCCAGCTTGGAAAAATCAATGGCGGCGGATGCGCTGACATTGCTGTTGGACACAACACCCGAAGCAAGAGTTGTGGCGAGGGAGACGTTGGCTGTTCCGTTAAAACCGACTGCGGAAGCCGTAACATCACCCGTGATCGAGAAGTTTCGGCTGTTGGCTAATTGGTTGGCTGTGGATACCGTTCCGTTGATGGTGCCGGAAACAGTTAAATCTCCAGTCACGGAAAGGCCAGTAGAGCTTACTTGAAACTTGGTGGCTCCGTCGATGGAACCAGTAATCGTCCCAGTGCCAGCGTCAACGACGGCTAGGGAGGAGTCACCAGCACTAATCGTTGAAGTTGCTCCGCCACCATAAGGATTCTGCCAAGAAAGATTGCCAGACCCGTCGGTAACCATCACAAAACCAGCGGAACCAGTGGCCGTCGGAAGGGTTAAAGTATAGCTGGAGGAAACCGTGCCAGGAGCCCTAAACCCGACATATTCACCACCAGTCGTGTCCTCAAAACGGAGTGGCCCCTGTGCAGTAAGATTGACCTGGGTGAATTTGCCGGTCGACTGCGAAGATGCCCCAACGGATGTTCCGTCGATGGTTCCTCCGTTAATGTCGGCGGTTGTAACCGAGCCCAAGTCGGAGACAGTCTTACCAGCAAACGAAAGGGTATTGGGGAGGGAAAGGGTAACTGCGGCCGTTTCAGACCCAGAACCCGAAACGGAAATCTCGTTGCTCGTCCCAGCAATCGTCGCCACATAGTTTCCAGTCGTATCCGTCCCGAGTGCAACGGAATTAGGCTCGATGGTCGCCGTGAGAGTACCACTAGCGAGATTGGTTAGTGTGACATTGCCCGACAAGTCTCCAGCCAAAGTAATGACCGGGGACTTATTGATGACAACTGCGTTATCAATGTCGCCAGAATTAATGTCTACGTTGGCGAGAGTGGACAACCCAATGAAGTTGGAGGTGTTCGAAACTGTGAGACTATTTAGCGTGCTGTCGCCAGAAACTTGTAAAGTCCCGGAAGAGGCAATGCCAGTGGAGGAGATCTGGAGGGCTGAAGCGGTTGCGTCCCCGTCCTCAACGACGGTTAGGCTGGAAGTGATTCCGCCAGAGGCCGCTGTTTTCAGAAGCTCCGTGTAGGAATCGGCAATAGTGCGTCCTGTTAATGAACTCATGCTAAACTCTCCCAAAGTTGTGCGAATTGCTCCCAGTTCTCACCGATGAGGTCGTAGTCCTGCCAGTAGTACACACCCGACTGGCAGGCCGAAGCGAAGACCTGGGATGATTCGGCATCGCAGGTGGTTGTGACGGAAGCTGGCATAGGTTAGATTAAAGCAGTAATTTCTCCCGCGGCAAACCCCTCGGCTTGCACCCGAACCGTCGCCCTAGCCCCGCCACGCATTTCTGAAAGCTCCTTCTTGAGAATGTTGATCGCCTTCTGTTCGTGGTAGGCGGCAACCTCCGGCTTGTCTTTGGCGGCTTGGAGGGAGAAGGCCATCTCCTTGATGGCTTGGTAATTGCGGATGTCCATCAAGTCGGAGTCCTGGTTTTTGGACTTCCAGCGTTTCTTGGCCAAAACCTCAATGCATTCTGGGGCGGTGGCGTCACGGATGAAATACTTTCGGTGCCAAGCGTTGTTGGCGTAAACCTCACCACGATCGATCAACACATTCCACCCGTCGGAATCACGGGTGTTATAACCAGGACCATTCTCGTGGAAGTCAAAGTTTCGGTCAAAAATGTTGACTGGGTTGGTGTCCATCGAAGCAAAGAGGATCGTGCCGATGTCGCTTGGGATAAGGATTTCGTTGGTCTGGGTGACATTGAAGCGGTAACGCTCGATTGTCCCGTACCATTTCCCAAGGGCAAAGAGAGACTCCTCGGCATCGTTGATAAGATTGACCATCTCGGCATCTGAAATTTTGATGCCGTCGGTAAGATCAAGAGCCATCCTAGCACGAAACTCCCCGAGAGAGTAAGGTATGCTGGAATACACTTGGGTCTGAAAGTTGACCCTTCTGGCGGCCTCAACTGAACGATCCGTTTTGACCGTAAGTCTCTCGATGGCTTGTTCAAGGAAAGCTCTGGCAACATCAAGCTGACCGCCCTGTTCGCGCCAAAGGGCGAGAACCATAAGCTTGAGGGCGTCCAGATCCTGAATAATAAGTAGATCGTTATCGTTAACAGCTGGCTGATAATTGAGCTTACCCGTAATCTCAACACGGGGTACATTGATGCTGTCCCCGATCAGCTGGAAGGTGCGAAGATCCGAGGATGTGGGGGCAAACTGAAGCTGGACAAGTGAGGTGCTATCGGCCACAAAGGCTTGCACGCTATTGGTCATAAAACCAACATTGGCGGAAGTCTCGGCAATCCTTGTGGCAGACTCTAGGCCGAAACCGGCAAAAGTTGTGATGTTACCCGTATAGTCAGGTAGAGTGAACTGGCTGCCCGTCACGTTGACCGCATACTTAGCCATCACACCAAGCCAAGCACGATAGCTGTGAAGACGGCGTTGGGCTTCGTTGATTCTGGCGATTACCCGATCATCGCCGGGGTAAATGCCGTTATCGACATAGGGAGCTAGAAAAGCTTTGGCCTCTGAAAGTGTTACGGCCATTGCTTACTCCCCGAACACGACAAACGAAAGAAGTCCGTTGGTTAGGTCTGCAGCGGAGCCAGAACCGCTGGTGACTAATGTCACGGAAAAGCCGGAAGATGTCTTGGCGTGGTAGGAGGCGATAGGCTGTGTCGTGCCGGACGGAGAACCAGTGGAGACACCGACGGTCGTATTGATCGTGTAGTTGGCGGAAGAAAGAGAGTTGGTAAAAATAACGGCATAGACGCCAGTACCAGTGCGATTGACGCTTGAGACATTGTATTGACGTTTGATCCCACCATTGGCAATGGTTCTGGGGTTGGTGGCTCCGGATGTCACATCAAATTCTGCCCAAGCAACAGCCTGCACAGCCGTGTTGGTGGCCGAAGGAACAGCGTCGAGATACTGGGCAAAAAGCTCCAGCAAAGCCTGTGGGGTTCCGTAACAGGCGTCTGGGGGAAGGGTTCCTGGGACTAAAGCCATAACTTATAACCTCGCTTGCACATGGGTTGCTATTACGGCGGAAGCGTCGTAACCGCGACAAGCCATTCCTGCGTAGTTAGATCCGGTGGTGTATAAGCTCCCGTCAGTTGTATGAACGGCTAGGGAGTAGGTGGTGCTGTATTTCCCGATAAATGTAATGTCTTTTACGATTGTTTTGTCAATTCGAACTGGCAGAAAGCTAAGGGGTTGAGCCGAGTTACCGATCCCTAGATTACTATTTCCGTTGTAACCAGTTGCATAAATAGTTCCGTCTGTCCTCAAAATAGCCGAAGAGGCAACTGAACTGGCTTGCCAAGAGCCAACTGTTAGTAACCTTGCCACATTACTGGAAGTATGCCCACCTGGGACAGCTGTTGGGGCAGAAACCGCATTAGTGGTCGTGCCAAGCCCAAGTTGCCGATAACCGTTGTACCCCCAAGCAACGAGAGATCCGTCTGCCTTGAAGGCAAAAGCGTGACCGGCGGCATAGCCACCGTTGCCAAAAATATACCTTCCAGAACCAGTCGGGAAAATGGCACCACCTTGAACTTGAGCCATATAGGTTGTTGAGGAATTGGAAAGACCACCGCCTTGACCAAGCTCTCCGTTGTTCTCGTAGCCAACCGAGTAAATTAAACCACCACTGGTTCTATAAAAAATGGCTGGGTAATTGCAATCGATTCCTGCAATTTCAACAATGTTGGTTAAGGGTGTACCAGACGAAACATTAACAAAATCAAAGGTAGTTTTGGCTAACGTATCGCCTCGACTTAATTGGGCGTGTCCGTTGTATCCGGCGGCCTTGGCACGACCGGACGAAAACAAAACTACGCAAACTGAGTATTGATTAACCCCAATAACGGCGATATCAGTTATGGTGGCGGCTCCGTCAGAACAACTTACAATTTGTGGCGTGTTAGCGTCTGATGTGCCCCCGTTACCAAGTTGGCTGTGACCATTGTAGCCCCATCCGTATAAAGTCTGTGAGCCACCAGAGGTTTCGACGAGAGCTAGACAGGTTGTACGATCAGAACCGCTCGAGAAACTTGTGGCAAACTTTTTAACAACCCCACCACCGCTAAAGGTTATCTTCTCAAAGACAGTTGAATTTTGCGCATAATTTGTTATTACACCTGTAAAACCACGACCAAGCTGTCCGTATCCGTTATACCCCGCACTCCACAAAGACCCATCGGCGCACAAGACATAAACAGATTCGGATGAAGTGTAAATAGAAATCGGCTTTAGTTTGTTACCGGAATAGTCAACGATTGGGATGTTAATCGGGTTTAAAGCATCGTTATTGTCTGAACCAGTAGCTAAACAATAGTTATAATTATTTCCAGCAACAAGTATGTCGTCGTTAGACGAAATTGAATAGAATTGGTACCCACCACCTCTAGTACGCATCCCATCGTCAACCAGCAATGGCTGAACCATTGCGTAAGCCACAGCGGAAGCTCCAGATCCTGCGCCAACTGCGGTAATCGTAACAGTTGGATTTTGATCGGTGTAACCAGACCCACCATCAGTTATCGTAATGGCTGTTACACTATTCCCGACAACAGTAGCCGTTGCCGTGGCTGTAACGCCAGAAGGAGGGGCGGCAATCGAAACTGTTACACCAGATGTGTAACCAGATCCGCCAGCCAGCACGACAACGCCTTTGACGGAGCCGGTTGTCGGGATAGTGGTGCCAGAACGGGCTTGAGATCCACGAGCAATGTCGGCTCGGACCGTGGATGCCAACTTTGCGGAAGTAACATTATCGTTTGCAATTTTGGCGGTCGTTACTGCTGAATCGTTGATCTTGGCCGTCTCGACTGCGCTAGTGCCAATAGCCGCCGCATCCACAGCACCAGCCGCAAGTTTCGGAGTGGTAACCGATCCGTTGGCGAGTTGGGTAGTCCCGACTGAACCAGCTGGAGGAACGCCAATAGCGGCTTTAACTACGGCTCCAGTTACTTTCTTCGTAACTCCCCCAGATACAAGGGGTAACACATCCGTGTCGGAGAAGGTCGCCGAGGTGGTTAGAGCAGAGATTTTTACGCCAGCCATAAACGAGGTACTATGTTTTTATCTCCAAAGAATCTTCTGTCAACAGGGTGTCGCCATCCGCAATGTTCGGATCTGTGGCGGAAGGGTCTTCGCCAAGCAAAACAAAGGAAGTCTCAACCCTAAAGTTTAGGATTGGTTCTGGGCAACAATCAAGTTCCTGGCAAGTTTCGTCGGCCATATTACCCTAGCTCCACATAATCGATTCCTTGGTACTGCTCAAGGATTCGCTGGCAAAGGATAAGGAAACGGCTGACCGTGGCCTTGCCAGACCATTCAATACGAACCTGGAAGTCGTTCCCGTAGGTGTACGGCTTGTTAACGATTGGGTCAACATCCTCGGAAGGCGTCGGCATGCGGATCTGGGGGCGGTACTGAGCCCTAAAGTTTTTGGCTGAAAATTCGGCATCACATTGCTGGGTGGCTGGGTCTTGGACTGGCGTGACGATAAGGTTTGTGACAACAGTTCCGCCGATCGTCACTGGGCCAGTGATCGTGTACACATAGGACGGGAAGGTTCCGCTTCTGGAGACAGAAGCGTGAGTGATGCCTGCGGCGGTCAGAGCCGCAGAGACAGTCGAGCTATCGTTAGCCTGTTCAGCAAATGACAAGAGACTGGTGTAGACCTTGTCTGCCACGATTCGGTAGTTCCGCAGAGCCGAAGAGGAGTATGTCAAAGTCCAATTACCACCAGATTCGGAAACGCTCGGGGTACCCGTAACGCAATTCTCAACCGTGGCACAACGGGAGAAACTGTGCCAGGGTCTCCAGCAAGGGTACTCATCTGGACGCCAGTAAATATTGAAGTTGGCTTCCCCGTTGAGTTCGGCCAGCCAGAAGTCTGCGCGAATAAGCCGTTTTTGTTCCAAAGGGTTTCCGAGGGACATTGCACGAGTTTCAAGAATAGAACTGATTGGCGACTGAGAACCACCAGAAACAATGTCGTATTCCCGATCCTTGGTGATCTCCCAGAGACCGAGAAGACCGGAATTGACATAATCCAGATTAACGGCGTAAGCCTTGGGGATACCCGCAACGGAGCCAGAGTAAAGCTGGACGACATCCAGACCAGTCCAGATCCCGTCGTAGGCTGGGCTTCTCTTGCCACCAGTGCCAGTAATGGATGTAAAATCAAGGGCAACAAGACCGCTAAAAGTCACTGGACGGCGTTTGCCGGTGCTGAGAATCGGGCTGTTGGAGTAATCGACTTTGGGGCTGCAGGTAAACAAAAGCCGATTATCAAACACAGTGCTGCTCACATAATTAAGATAGTTACGGCTGTCCCGATCCAGGACATAGTTCATCTCGGTGGAGATCGGGACTTGCCCGTAATCCGATCGTTCGGCTCTGGAGTTGCGATAGCTCCGAAGCCCGTCAAAAGCTCTAAAGAAGATATCACCGTTGGTCGAAGAGATGCTGTCGTGGCTGGTGCATCCGATCTCTGTTAGGGAAATCCGCTGGAAACCAGATGTGGTTTTCCAGGCAGTTCTGGGAACCGAGACAGAAAGCGAGACAACGCCACGCTCGCAGAAAACAATAAGATCTCCTTGGCCAGTGCCGGTATCTTGAATGGGTACGAAGGTAAGACCAGTGATCTTTCCGAGGAAAGTGGCTGGCTGGAGGGCACCACCTTCGTTTAGATAGGTAAGTTCAGTAAACTTGAGGAGATCCGACTCTTGACCCGCATTGGCCTTGGAAACATACCCGCCAGTTCCGGTTGCACTTGTATCTGAATAATCAATATCAAAAGTGGTGGAAGCTGGGATCGCTGAAATTTCCCAAGTACCGTTAATAAAATGTTCGCTACTATGGCCAGAAATTGAAATAACATCGCCGGCGGCAAATCCGTGATTTGATGTGGTCGTTAAGCGATATTTTCCTCCGGAAGCCACACCACTGGTAATCTCGATTTGAGTTGTGCTTCCGCCGTAAACAAGGTCTCCAGCAAAAATCTTGGTGCGGGAGGCGTTGGTCACAAACAAGCGACCTTGGCCGTAGGCCATAATCGTTCCAGGCCCGACATTGTGGATCTGCGAGACGGCTCCCGTGGAAAGCGTAGGGCCAACACCAGATTGGTAGAGATAGTCTCCGTCCCAAATCAGTGGCGTGTTTACCCCGTCTTGGATGACAAGATAACGCTCGGCTCTTGCGAAGTAGCAACGAGAAACTGCATCTAAGCGATGAGCGGTGTCATCGGCACCAGCCGCAGTTCTGGGGTAAAGACGATCCACGACATAGGTGGAAAGGTTGATCTTAACGACATAGCCGTCGACCACGCAGATAAGCGATGAATCCTTGTTCCCACGGGTTTCGGAGTAGAGGAAACCACCTTGGTAATACCCACTGGAAAAGAGATCCAAACCAGAGCCAACACCGTCAGATAGGGCAAGCTGTGAGAAGCCTGGGCGGTTGGTGGGCTTGCCACCCCTAAAAGTTACATTGACGGCTCTGGCAACGCTATTGGGTGCGATAAGCTGTGGGCTTAAGTTGGAGTCCATACCACCAGACCAGTCAACTTGGCCGTCCACGAGTAATGTTGCGTCGCTGATCACGGCTTAAGTCTATCCTCTTTTCGGGGTACGCAAGACATCCCAGTTGTCCCGCCACTCGCAGTTGGGGGCGAAATAGACCGATTGAGTGCGTGGGAGCTTTTCAAAAGGCACCACGAAAACCGCATTGAGCTTGGTATGGTAGAAAACAAACGCATCCACCACCCCCTTGCTGTAGGGCTTTTTTGTGTTGAGTTGTTGGAACCCAGACCCACGTAGGGCAAAAAACTTTAGCTTCGAGCGTCTGGAATCTTCGTATCCAGAGGTGGTCTTGACTTGGATGCGTTTTAAAGTCCCCTTGTAATCCGTGATCAAATCGTAGCCTTGGTCATAGATAGGTTGGCTAACAAGGAAGCCTTGCTCCAAGAGCACGGAGGTCACTTTGCAAACCCCAATGGCTCCAATAGCCTGACTCATAGCCAGTCCTTCCCGAGAACATTGACAGCCAATCGGCGACGGCGGTAAACGCCATCTCCGTCACGGCTCCCGCCACCATTGGTGTTCCCCTCGATGGTCACAAGCCAGTCACCCTCGTTTTTCTCAACCAAACCGACATGAGCAACACGACCCATAGAGTTAAACCAAATCCCAAAAACATCGGCTGGTTTGAGGGGTGTGCCTCTCCGCTGGCGATCCCAAGTCGGCTTTGCCAGGAAAACTGGAGACCAGCCAGATCTCGGGTAAGGGTTAAAGATGGTCGATCCGAAGGCTTTGTCACCGACCCAGACAATGAAGGCTGCACACCAGGGGGCTTTCGTTCCGGCAAGGTTTACGGATGCGAGGATCTCGTCCACCACGGGCCCGTCGTTGCGTCCACTTGCCTCTCGAATCCCGATAGATTTACGGGCCTGTTCGACGATGAGAAGCCTCTCCTTTTCAACTCCTGGGCCAGCCAGACAGTCGGAAAGAAACGCAAGAAAAAGCGCAACATAAACTATTTGCATGAAAGGATTGCGGAGATCAAGAGGATCCCAAAAACCAAAACAAAGATCTTCAACCTTGTTCCAGCGCAAGCTTCCTTCCAGTCATCCTTGAGAACGCCCTTGTCAACATACCGATCAAGAATCTTCCAATCCAACTGGAGCACGCTCCAAGCTAGGAACGTGCAGAAAAGAAACCGAACAGCCCCAAATGCAAGAACATGGAGGCTCCCTAAATCAACCGTGCCAGCCGTGGTGTCGAAACCCTGCAAGATTGGGCCGAGAAGAAAGAAAATGATGATAGCGACAAGCAAAGCCGCAAGACCCTGCAAGTTGGATCTAAGCCAGCGGATCACCAGGGGATCCCCACAAACTTACGCACCAGCCAAAGAATTGGACCACGGGCGGCAAAAAGCACCGCCACAATCAAAGCACCACGCCAAAACCAAAGTTCCTTCAAGGCTTTGCGTTGCTTTTCTTTCCAGTACTCGGCCTTGGCGAGAGCTTCGTTGCGTTCACGAACTGCTTCTTCCAGCTGTTGAGAATTAGTGAGACATAGGTCTTTTGCAGACTTAAGTTGTTTCTGGGCTTCTTCAATGTGCTTGCGAACCTCTGGGCTTGCGGATTGTTTGGCTAGGTCGAGCCTTGTCTCAGCAACAGAAAAGTCGGGAGACCCCTTGTAAGAGGTTGTGGAACAGGAAACTAGAAAAAGGCATAGCGGCAATAGTAAAATGCCCATGCCAGATGATTTCACGGATTTTCGAAAAGACAAGCTAATTCCCGTGAAGTTTACCCCAAATCCAACTCCAAGCCACAGAGACAACAAAGCCTACTGCCCCGGCCCAGCCGAAGGCAACATTCATTTGTTTTTCGAGATGACGAAGCCTCTCGTCGTGACCGACAAGATGTCCGTCGTGGCGTTTCAGCAGATCCGTCAAAGCATCAAGCTTTGCGTCCAGACCCGCTAGCCTTGCCACTATCTCTGATACTTCCTTCCTTGGCATACAATTCGTCCAGTTGTTTAAGCTTACGATTAAGTCTATCGCGCACGGCTTCTGGATTCAAACGGAAACCACAGACCCTAAACAGGTCTTCGGCTGTATCGAAAAACTCCCGAAAATGCTCGGGAGTAAAAGCCCAATCGGGCTTGCGTTTGGCCCGACAAGGAGAGATGGCTAGATCTAGATCGGCAACCGCCTGTTCGACGATTGCTGCGGTCAGATCAAGCCATCCCCTCATCAGCCCCCTCTTCGACAGCTTCAACAAAGGATGTCTCTTCGTCTTCTTCCTCCTCCATCTCTTCTGTCTTGGGGGATACCTTGGCTCGGACTTCCGTCCCTTCGATTGACTCCAGCACCATCTTACCCTTGGCGTAGCGGAATTTCGCAACGGCCTCAAAGGGTTCGTTGGGTTGGACATCGGCGGGGGGAACAAAGCCTGCGGGGATCGGAAACACAACTTCGCCGTCTTGGGTCGGAGCAGTCTCCGGCTCAATCTGGGCGACTTTGTCCGTCTTTGCCACTGCGGGAGGTTCCCGCATCGCAATTAATACAGCTTCTGGTGTGTTCATTGTTTGAATGGAAGCACCTCCCAGGGGGATAGAACCCCTGGGAGGCACGACTTACTCAATCAATTACGAGTAGCAACCGACAAGGTTCAAGTCGTTGTTGCAACGCGAGTGACGGATCACATATCCGTACTGCGGGAACACCGGCTTGGAACCGCTGCCGAACACAGCGCGGAAGAACCCAATGGCACCGTCCGGATTGTTATCACGATCCGGAATATTGCGCCAAGTGAAGTCCCCACGGAAACTGTGAGGGTCAAAGTTCATCGCACCCGTGCCACTGATCGGCTTCGGGATCAAGGAGGTGAACACATCCTGATGGAAGATGATCGTGTCCTCGAACTCAGCCGTTTCGTAGGCGGGGTTGATGTCATATTTGTATCCCTGCGTGCCAGCCGCACTGCGGATGAACGGATACCGGCGCACATAGGAGCCAGCAACCTTATCCCAGCGAGGGGCATAGGGGTCGACGAGGTGGTGGAACCCACGATAGGTCCGATTGACGCCCAGAGGGGCGAGCAATTCGTTAACCCGATCGCTCCAGCGGAAGTCCTGACGGATATCCGCATTGGAACGGATCAAGTCGTCGGAAGCTTCCGAAGACATGATCGCAAGGAACACCGGAGCTCCGTTGGAACGATCGTACACGTTGTTGCCTGCGCCGTCGCGGATCAACTTCATGTAGATACGATCCAGGATACCCTGGGTCAGCTTGCTGGTGGGGGAGTTGCCAGCCGCGCCGGTGCCAAGGAACGCACCCGTGCTGACCTCTTCGAGGTTAGGGCGGGCGATGACCTTGTGATCCGACAGGCGGACGTACTCATCACGATAACGCTCTTTCCAGACTTCGCTCGTGGCGTCGGTGAGGATCGCCATGATGTTGGCGAGCTGCTCTTTCCGTTTCAGCGGGAAGCGCAGATCGTTCAAGCAGATGTCCGGGCTATTGAGCGCGGTTTGCTGGAGGTTGTAGGTCCGAAGGGTCTGACCGAACTCGATCGTTTCGGCGGAAGGGGCGCAAGAGCCCGAGCCGACGCTACCCGTGGGGTAGGCAGGATTCGAGGATAGGTTAGCCCAAGAGACCTTGGGGGTTCCGTCGCTCTTATAGGGGAGCGAACGTTCGTAGACCAGGACGGAAACGGAATCACCCATCTCATCCGGCCACGCATCTTGTTTTACGAGCTTGAGCCAAGGAGAGGTGTCGACAGTCCGACGATAGATGTCGGGACCAATACGACCGCTCTCTTTGATCAACAGCTGCTCGACGTCAAACGTAGTAGCCATTGTAGTAGTTACCTTTCACTAAGGGTTAATGGAATGTAAGCCCAGCAACACTATGTTGTTGGCATCCCATCAGTTTTCCCCGGCGGCATCCCGAGAGTTTTTGTTGCCCGACGCATCAGTTGTTTTCAGCTATGCAGCGGCGGCCTGCACTTACGCCCGTGCCTATTCAACCTAGCAACTCTAAAAATAACACCCTATAGAATCTGTCAAGTGGGTGTATTTAATATTTTTTCGATTTCTGGCAGACATTCCTTAATACCGCCCCACGACCAAAATTGCCGAACATAGACCTCTTCTTGGTGCGGGTCTTTCCACTCAAACTTAGACCGAAACTTTTCCCAGGCAAAAGCACCCAAAACATTAAACTCCGAAAAGCTTTTGTGCGGACGGGAGGTTACATAATCGGCTAGAGGCTTTCTATGCCTAGCTTCAAGATAGGTTCTAAGCTCGTTGTATATCCACCTAGGGTACACAAAAGGGTGCCTACGCATAAACTCAAACTGGGGAACCCATCCAAGTGTTTCTGCAACAATAGGTTGCCAATGGCAACCTTCGAGTTTTGAATATGGTTCATAAAAAGCTATGGGTCTTCCTTCTGTAATTAAGAGCTCTGGGGAGATCGGTTTTGTCCAAATTGTATCGGAATCAAAATGACAGACATAGTCGGAGTCTGTGTAGGTGTCGGCCAAAAGTTTTGTGACCTGTTGTCCAAGGTAATCGTCGGGGTATTTGGGGCATTCGTGCACCTTTTCCTTGGTTAAGTGTTTAAGGAGGTGTCCATCACCCTCTGGGACAACAATGTGGATATCTCTAAAACCTCTGGCAAATAGTTCGCATGACTTTAGGCAGTGAGCCAGCCATTCAAAATCCCCACGATAGCTTCTAATAAAAAGGTCTACCGAGGCCGACATAAGATATCGTACTGGAACCGATTTGGTTCTGGGTGTGGCTCCATATCATATTTTAACTCATCAGATATATACTCCAAAAGGCCTTCTAGGCTTTCACCCTGGCGGTAAAGAGCGTTGCTGTTGCACTCAACCCAAAGCATAGGCCGATAAGCCTCAATTGTTTGTCTGGCTCCACGCAAAGCAGAAATTTCGTGACCCTCGACATCAAGCTTGAAAAAGTTCAGCTTTTTCAAGTTAATCGAGTCCAGATCCAGAACAACGACTTTCTCGATCCCGGCACCTCCAAGATGGCCAGCACCGGCATTGGGGGAATTCGAGTACACATATTCCCCACGCTTGTCGCTTAAGCCATAAGGCATACTCACGGCCTTCGGGCAATTGTGGACTAGACATTCAAAAGCTTTTGGGTTTGGTTCAAAAGCGTATACGGCTCCAGACGCACCAACTTTCTCGAGATAGGCGATTGTGTGATCACCAATAAAAGCACCGGCGTCGACAACAAAATCACCTTCGTTGATATTCGGAAGAATAAAGCTCAAGGAATAATCGTCGTGGGCAAGCTTACCGGACTCCTGCACCCACTTTGATATGTGGGTGTCACCTTCAATCACCGCAAGGTTATTTGGGAGAAGTTTCACAAGTTGCGAGTGTAGTCGATAGGTTTGTTTAGGCCAACACCTTCTTTTTGACAAAATTTAAAAGTTTAACTTTATTCCCGATACCCCTAACCCAATTGGCGTGATGCATAAGTATGCTTTTGGGTATTTCAAGATCCTCTTGCCCTTCCCAGATTTGGTTGTTGGTCGCTGACGAAATTGTATAATACTTTTCGTTTGGGAGGAAATCGAAGGAAATCGTATCGGCTATGGTGTTTGCCGCAAGTTGTTCATCCTGGTACTTCGGTAGAAGATCCAGAATTTTTTCGTAAAAGCCTTCCGATGTCGAATTGCACTTAACCAAGACAAATCCTGTGCACATGCGGTTTTTATGTTCTGGTTTTGGGGCATCGTCCTGGAACAAAATATCAACGCCATCTCGCCTCTGGCTCAAAATGTCCTCTGCAAAACCTTCAAAAAACTGGACATCGGCGTCAGAAAGAACCACAAAATTACCAAAATTGCTTCTTATGATCTTTAGGATCAGCCTAACTTTATCGAGCATAGCGTAAGACCACCCTTCAGAAAAATATTCGCCAGCTTCTGTCCTTTGAGGCAACTCGGCAAAATTTAATGACAATAAATTTTTTGGGTCTGCTCTGAAAAAAGAAGGCTTGAAAAACTCTAGGAATATTGGTTTGTGGGATTGGGAGAAAAACGAAAAGACTTTCACACCTTAAGTTCCCTCAATCGGTCAATGAATGAGCTATTTTTACATTGATGGAACAAAACAGTTTTAGGCTTGAGGATGTCGGTTAAGCTTTTTTTGTCTGGGAAATCAAAATCACGTTTCTGACTCCAAATGTGCTGGATGAGTTCCGTCCAGTGTGCGTTGTTGACGATATCGTCAGCGCAAGCAACGTCCCAAGCGATGCGATCCAACTTGCAAACATATTGGGCTTGGTGGAGAACATCTGCCGGGTAAACAGCATTGCCGCTCATATGTAGCGGGACATTCTCGGCTACTACTCTCGCTCCCATAAAGGGCTTACCACACGAATTGTACTCAGCCTCAATCTGATCGATCCAGGAGGGGACGATAGGGACACAATCTGCCTCAAACCAGAGGAATGGGCGTTTGATGTCCCAAGTAATATGCTGGCAAAGTCTTTTAAAAAGGTGGTTCGGGCTCTGAGGCCAGCCACGTTCATCCTCGTCGTGGGGGACAAAGAAACTTGTTTTGGCAAACGGGCTTTTGAAGGCCGATGTGTCGACCCTTTTGGATGCGGAAATGATGAGCTCATGTTTCTCCGTGGGTGTCTTGATCTCCTCAATCCAGTCCAGCAAGCGTTGCGCGGCTGGTGCGTCCAGATGGCTGGTTGGCAAAACCAAAAGCATCGGACTACCCTAGGGCAATAATGTCGGCTGGTATAGCGGTTTTTTTAAGTTTCTCGCCAACTGAACCAGGTGTGCTGGAAGCCGACGAAAGAGCGTAGTCCCAGACGTTGGCCTGGGTTAAGACGGCGGTACCGACGGTGTTGTCCACCGCTACGCCTGCGGCCACGGAGCTTGCGGCTGGGACGGCACAGGTGCCGGTAAGGTTGCCTGCGTTGTAGGTGACACCGGAACGGACGTTGGTGACGGCTGGCATTAGGCCAGCGGCGTTTCCATCAACGAGGGTTTTGGTCCCAGCGGCTGAAGTGTAAAATTTTGCGGTGTTTGTTGAATCGTCGATCAGCTGGAACACTCCTGGTCCGCTTATGGGGGTATTTCCACGAGCCCCGAACTCAAGTTTCTTAAATCGAATAATCGGGTTTACGTTCTGAGCATTAGCCGCATAGGTAAAACCGTTTATACCAACAGAACCTGGACCAAAATCGTTTCCAACAAGTTTATCTGCTATTAAAGTGGCCGTAGAAGAAGCACTATAACCATGGGCAGCAGATCCAATACCTGCGGTAATCGTACCGTTAACCGTAATCACTGAATTAACTTCGTTAGAGATCCCAACACCAGCTGCCCCAGAGCCGCCAACAACATTACCATTTATAGTTGCTGGTGAGTTATTGTTCGAACGATAAGCTATAGAAGTACTTCCTCCTCCTCCCCCGGTTAAATTGCCATTTATAAGAATTACTTGTCCGGAATTACCAGACCAAAAAGTATAATTTTGGGTTGTTGAATTCCCGGCAATCACGTCACCTGTCTGAGTATATTGAGAGCCACTCCCAACAAGATAAACGGCTCCGCTTTGCGTACCAACACCAGAAGTAGAGCCGTAAATACTTCCATTCACAACCAGTAACCCACCAGCCCTGTGCACAATAGCCGCCTCGCTTTGAGATCCTCCTGCTCCGGTGGAAGCTGCGTAGACATTTCCGTTAACAGTTATGGTTGCCCCACCATTTATGTCGATTGCTCGGTTTACCAGTGTTCCCGTCACATTACCTGTGATGGTACAAGGGATGGAATTTGTATTGTGGTAATATGCTGGGTTACCGAAACCACCTACCCCAGAAGCCCCTCCTGTAAGATTACAATTTATAATTGTGGAAGAAGGTGCGATAGATGCTCCAGTAGGACTCCAACCAACAGATAATGCTGCAGTACTACCACTTGTGGAGGTCCCGCCAATCAAAGCTGAACCACTATTAATTTGAGTAAATGTTGGGATATTATTAGAATTAAATAAACTTATTCCGTTACAACTGTTTCCACCAGTTCCTCCACGAACTGTCCCAGTCACATATAAGGAGCCACCAGCATGTCGTACCCCTTCGGAATTAGTTACGCTTCCACCAGTTATATTCCCGTTAATTGTGACCGTGGGGTAATCGGAAAGACTGGACGATACGAAAGAATAAGCCCCCATCGTAAATGTGGAGTTGGCATTTGTGCCTGCCGTTACCGCTCCGTTTAAGGTAAAGTTAACTGTTCCAGCAACAATGGTCACAACTGACCCGTTGGCCGCTGAGATAACATTTGCGTTAACGACTCGTGTTCCGGAAGTCTGGCTTTGGAAAGTCCCTCCTGCCGTGATTGCGGGACTGCCGACCGCGGCGTTACGTAAACTGATCACCGTAACATTTTGATCAATGGTTACGGTTCTGTTATTGGCGTAAACATCGTCAGCGGATGTGGGCAGTGTTCCACCGTCCCATGTGGCGGTGCTAGACCAATTTCCGTTGGCAACGGCGTAACGAATGGCCATATCAGGTCTTCGTCAGGCTGGTGAGGTTTCCACTTCCGTCGTACCCGAGCGTGAGCGTGGCGACCGTGGTTCCACCTGCCCCTCCAGTCTTGTAGGTCACGGACGTCAGATTCCCACTGGTGTAGCCGAGGGCTCGGTAATCGTGTGTTGGGATGTTCCACCCAGCAATGTTCCCGACGCTAACCGAGCCAGACACGCTGGCTGGAACTGGCGTAGCCCGAAGTTCCGCATCCGTCAATCCTCCGCCAGACGCTCCTCCAGTCTTTGCATCGATGGATTGCAGAAGACTATTAATCTTCTGTAAAGACCTCGGCTCCCTGTCTTGAGGGAGAGGTGCGTCACCTTCTGGGAAGAAGGATGGCATCTTTTCCTATCAGACTCTGGAGATTGCGTCCAAGAAGCTTAAGCCAGGATCGGCGTCGTTCTTGTCCACAACTTGACCAGCACCAGTTCCAGGGGTTGCCTTGCGGTATTCGGCCAAGCTACTCTTTAGGCTAACCATCTCTTGGTTCGTCTTGGAGACATAGTCCTTGAACACTTGGACAACCAAGGGGAGGGTGACGGCTTGGTAAGTCAAAGCCGCACGCTGACGATGGTCGAGCGGCTCGGCATCAAGTCTCTCAGCCTGCGAGCGAAGCTGATCGATAGTCTGGTTCCACTGATCGTTGCCGTCAATCTTCTTGAGCAACGGAAGTTCGGATTGGAAACTTTCCCAGACTTCGCCGAAAGCCTTCTTGGCATCGGCATCGTATTTGGCTCGCTCCACACGCTCTTCTTCCTCTTCGGCCTTGGTCAAGGCTTCGAGGGTCGCCTTGCTTTCCTTGACCATTTCGTCTCGCTTGGAGTTGATCTGAATCAACTCGTCGACCTTCATCCGAACAGCCAAAGCATCGGCGGCGTCCATTTCACCAGTCAACTCCTTGAGGAGAACTCGGCGTTTGGCTCCGTCTGTCTCGTTGACTGCTTCCAGAATCGTGGACGGGCGGACATCGTAGACCTTGGCGATGTCGGAGATGGTCTGGACTGCGGCCTTGGTAGGCTCGGCAATATTGACCTTGTATTCGCTGGTGGCTTCAATGCGGCCAACGCGAAGTTCGCCTTCCAGTTCTTCCCGCTCTTTCTGGAACTGCTCGAGCTTGGTCTGGAGTTCCTTGAGTTGGGCGTCGGTCTGTACATCGCCACCTTTTTCCGAAACAGCCTCGGTTCGGGTAGCGACCTTAGTCTCAAACTCTTTCAGTTTGGCTTTGGCGTCGCGCAACTCCTTGGTGAGCTTGGCAAAGGCGGTCTGAGCGGCGGGTGCTGTGCCTTCTGGGAGAGCCTCAATAGGCTCTTCCGTTTTGGCTTCGGCAGGCTTTTCCGCAAAAGCCTTGTCATCTACACCGATTTTCCCGAGCTCGTTAAGAATGAAAGAAGGGGTTGCGGTCGTCTCTTTGGCGGGAGCTTCTGTAGCTTTGGGTGTCGTGGACGTAGGCTCTGGTGCTTTCGGAGTGGCAACCTCCTGCGGTGCGGTTTTCGGCGGAGCAACATCGACGGGAGCCGATGTGCCGAGTGCGGCATCAAGAGCCTCAGAAAGGCTGACGCCAGCGGAGGGTTTCGTTGCGGGGGTTGGGGTCGTCTCGGTTGTTGCTGTTGACATAAATTAGTCCTCTTTCTTTGCGTCCGACCAAGGTTCGGGAAGCGGTTGATTTTGACGTTTGATTTCCTTTAGAGCCTCAATGTTTCGCAGAGCGTCAAAGTACCCTTCACGACGTGCGTTCATCAAGGCGTTAAACTGCACGGCATCTGTGCCAGTCGGGACTTGCATTTGAGTCGGCCACGCAATGTCGCGCAACACGGCAAACCCGGCTTTTAAGGCTTGGTTGGTTTCCCAAAGTTGTTTCCATTCTAGTTGAAGATCTTCCCGCCTTGCCCAATCAGTTATTTTCATATGACCGCAGACTTTATTGAGTCAGCGTCAACTAAGCAAGTCTTTTTTGCGTTATTTTTTGGGCGGCTTCGGCGTCCCGAATAGCCATCTTTTGTTCAGCTTCGGCGGCTCGAAGCTGTTGGTCGAGTTGAGCTTGCTGGAGTCTGATCTGGGAATTGACTTGGGCTTCCCGCAATTTGGAGGCGGTCTTAGGGTCGAGATCCATACCTGCGGTCTGGGGGTTGCGCTGGGCTTCGGCGGCCATCTGTTTTCCAATATTCTCCACGGCTTCCCGCACAAGATTGAGAACTTGCATAGCGGCGGCCACTTCCTGTTTCCGAGTCGGGTCGGAAGCAAGGGCTTCGACATGCGCCATCGAATGGGGGTACTGCAACTGGAGGTAGGCGAGGGCAACCCGAGGCTCGACTTGGTTCTGTTGCAGAGCCTGCAGGAACCGACCAGCGTCTTCGAGGTGGATGCGAGCGTGAACAGCATGGTTCTCGCCGGGATTGACGCTAACTCCACGGCCACTCTGCATCGCATTGTTCTCGAGCTCGGCGATCTTGGCGTCGACTGGGACACGCTCAATCTCGGCCTTCGGGAGGTAGCGGTCGACCTGGTCGTAACCGACACGAGCGGCCACACGATCACGGATAAGGTTACGCTGTCCGACCTCGTCGAAGCGTGGGAGGATCTGGAGAAACTCATTGAAGGCGAGCATTCGGGCACCGGCACTTCCAGCACCAATGGCTCGAACTGCGTTGACCCGATACACTTTCTGGACGGCGTCCCACGGAACGCCACGAGCCATCACACGCTTTTTGAAGTCGACGGCGGCTTTGCCACCAGGTTCGTCGGCTCGGTAGTTGACGTTAGCCAAACGGCGAAACTGCTCGGCCAATAGTTTCTGCCAAGGAGTATAGTAAAGATTCATCGCCTGCGTCCCAAGAATGGACTGCTGGGCAAGTTGGGCTTGGACTTCGGTGGCGGTTCTGGCGTCACCTTCGGGCATCAACTGACGCTGGTTATAAGTGCCGGTGTTGTTCTGGCGAACCATCTCCAAGTCACGAACAATCGGGAGAACATTGCCAGCGAGATTGGGAACGGCACGATCGACCACATTGATGCCAGGAGGCAGAATGGAAAGCGGACCGTTGTACATCAAGGTCAGATTGCTGACATCCTCTCCAGTTCCTGGCTGGATCATCAAGGCGGAGGAAAGCATCGCCCCGTCGACAACGGCGTTACGGAGGCGGTTGGAAAGCTGGATAAACGGAAAGAGTTTGTAACCAAGACCACGAATGGAGTGGAGCGTGCCGTTGGTTCCGATCCCATAGCTGAACAAGGTGAAGGCCTCGTTGGCGTGTTTGAAGCGGCTGGGCTTTTTAAATAGGAAGTCTGTCTCGTCACCAGCCCGAGTCCCGATGTAATGGGAAATGGAGCCGTCAAACTCCTGGACAAAGTAGTGAACACAACGGACAACTTTGCTACGGGCGTGGGAGTAAATAAGGTCGTTGTTCTTCAACTCTTCCTGCAGACGCTCCCAGTCCCGATCGGTGGCTCTGGCAATCTCGGTGGAGAGCATAATGGCCTTGCGGGTGACTTCAACGTTCCAGCCCAGTTCGGCGGCGACTTTGGGGTTCTCGATATACTTGAAAAGCTCGCCTACTAGGAAATTCCGCTCAATCGTCATTACCTCAAACTTCGTGTCGGAAGCGGGTGTGCCACGGGGAACTTTGAAATCCCGCATACCGCAGACATTCCACTGCCAGTTGCGGTTGTCTTCGAAGAAGGACAGCCCCACGCCGTAGGCCACGAACTGATGGGCGAGCATCTGCTGTTTGTAGAAGAACTCGTCCCAATCGGTGATCGTGCGGTGGAACTCCTCGGCAATGATGTTTTCCCACTCCACCCTTTGCGAGGCGTCGCCAAAAGAGGTTTTGACTGTGGCTAGTTTGTCAACGGAATTGACCAGATCGGAGTAGGCGGAAAGCGAGGTCTCAAGAGCCGCGGCCGCCTCTCCGAAGTTAAGGTTAGCCCGATATCCTTGACCGAGGGCTTTGAGTTGCTGGGAGGAGTAGGGTGGCTCGCCGTCGAGCATTGACTGGACTTTCTGGCGATCAATGGAAGAAGCGTCGTCAGACTGACGCATAGCCATGTAAATGGCATGAGCCGACTTTACATCTTTGATTCTTGTCCGTGGCGGTTTGCCGGACTCTGAAAGTGATTCGAGTTCGATTGACACGTGTCCCTTACTCTAACACCGAATATTGTTAGTCAAGAGACACCTAGGACTTGTCGGTCGTCCAAGGAACTGACATCCAGCTTCCTAGCCATCTTGAGCCAATCCTTGCCACGCTCGCCAGCCCTTCTTCCACCAGCCACGGCTCCCAGCCTCTGACGGCAGAGATCGAGCAGGAGGAGGGCGGCATCTGCCAAGTCGGGTGATTTGCCCATTCTGGACTTCATATCCCGCTTGGGCTCCACCACCAGACGACCTCCAGATAGAGTGCTGTACTTCCTAGCGCACAACTCACGAGCCAGTTCTGGGGTAATGCCACGGATCTGGTTCCCACGCAGATACTCCACCCCGACATACCAAAGCTCCGTGACCCTATTGGCAAACTTCTCGTTGGCCTTGACGGGTGACATCACGCTGATGGGGAGTTCGGTCGGCTTTTCCCCGAACTTGACCCGAAGCACCTTAGAACTCCAGGTCTCGCTCAAGATGTCGCAGAACGGATCGCCTGCGCCCGTGGCGTCAACTGCCAGATGTTCTGGACGGACCCCCTCCTTCTCGCAGATCTCCCGAACCTGTCTGGCAATTTGGAAGTTCCGAGGCTCGTTGGCTTTGGTGGCATCCTCACGGATCACATAAGCCTTGGTGAAGGAGACAGTCGGAAGATCAAGACTGCTCCTACCGAACGCACCTACATAAAGAACTGATCGGTCTCCTCCGTTGGTGAAGGCTGGGTCGAAGCCAGCCACCTTGATCGGTTGGGTTTGCCAAAGAGGTAGGGCTTCGCCATCAAACTTTCTGATATCGGCTTCCGAGTAGATGTTTTGTTCGGCACCAACGGGAGCGGGAAAAGATCGGATAAACCGCCAGTAAGAGAGCGAATTTTCTCCTTGATACTCCTTGGCCTCACGAAGCTGGCGGGATGTCAAAAGGAACGGCCATTGATCGTCGGCGTCCAGATTGGGTGTCTTCTCGCCGTCGAGATGGATGCAATACCCACGGGAAGTTTCCCACCCGTCCAACTCGGCATTGACACTATTCCAAGTGTTCTTGGGCGTGATGAACTGGCCGAACGGATCGTAGGACGATGCAAAGTTCCCAAGGGCGATGCACTGAAAGAATGGGTTGGAGTCCAAGTTGTGGATCGCCTCAAAAATTGCGGGAGAGACATCCGTAGCCTCGTCGACCAAAAGAAACACACGTTTGTTCTTGAGACCGATCAGCTTTTCGGTGGCTTCCTTCTCCTTGTCCTTGGCGGACGGGATAAGGGTGATGGATGAGCGGTCACTGCCAGCCTCGTCCAAAATCAGTTTCCCCATCGAGTCGACGATGCGACCTGGGAGTCCCGGAATCTGTAAATGACGCTCACGGATGACTCCCCACATACGTTTTCTGGCTTCACGAACGGATGTCGTGGTGACCAGCACAAGAGTGTTAAACGGATCGCACAACCAATTCACCAATCCCCATAACCCGATGCAGTGGGTTTTGCTGGAGGACTTTGGGCCAGAAATGCCTAGGTAATTCCACTTGCAGGCTTCCTCAAAAATCTTCTCTGCCCAAGGATTCCATTGGAATCCGTTTTTGTTCTTCTTGTCGTATGGCCAAAGCAATTCAATCACCCTACGAAAATGGCCGTACTTGCCAAAGCCACCACGCTCTGGGCCATAGTTGTCACGAAAGGCCACAAGTTCAATTGTGACATCGGTTGTCCCGGCTGGCCATACTCGGCCATATCTCTCAAATCCTTGGCTCACGATGGAGCAAAGACTGTAACAAAACGATTAGCTTGGGGCAAGATTTAGTTAACGGCTGATTTCTTCCCAATCCATCGACCCAAATATGTTTGAGCCACCACCGCCAACGGTTTGAGCCGCAACCGTGATTGTCAACTCATAGGGAGTCGAGGTAAAGCTATTACGTTCCAGCTGAAACCTAAACAAAGCTTCTTTTAGGATATCCACCGACGGATTCGATTGGTTGGATTGGCTGACAAACCCGCTGGCCAAAATCCTACCACCAGAAAAGCTGGAGCCAGTAATATTATATTCCATAGAACTATCCGAGCCCGGATCTGCCCAAGTTCCTCCAGAAGTTGTGCCACCAGCCATAACGCGCCAATTATAATTACCAGTAGTTGCGGGGAGGACAGACAAAGCGGTCAAGATTGCGATGGAGTCGAGTCTTGTGGACTTTAAGCGGATAGAAACAATTGGGTAATAAGTACCGGCCACAGTCATATTATAAGGAGTCGTCACAACTGTGTTGGCCGCTTTCTGTGCGCCAAAGAGTTGGTAGCCACCTTCTGAAATGACTGTGGAACAGACTTGTTTTAATGTGCTTGAGCCACTGGTCGTGCCAGTATTTGTAATTTCGTAGCGTAGGGGGAGGCTGGCTGTGGTGATGTAGGTGGAGGAAATCAAATTTGCGTGGTGGAACGAATGACAGGTTATGAATTGACCATTGATCACGAAGCCACACCGAACAGTGCCGAGACCGAGCCACTCAATATCCATCCACATAATCTGGGCTTTTGTGATGTCGAGGGTGAAACCAGAAGCACCAAGACCGTCGAGTTTGTCGCCATTCCAGTCGGATTTATTGACGGTGGTTGTCGTGCCTGTGGCCAAACTACGTTCGACAAAACTTAAGGTTGTCCCATCCAGTTCCAAAAAGATTCCGTTGTCTGTGCCAAAGTAACCTACACGTTGTCGCAAATTGGTTTTTGCTGGGGCAAGGACAAAAGTGTTGAGAACTAAA